CGAAGCCGCGTATAAAACGCACTTCAAAGAACTGGAACTTGAACGCGGAATTCTTAAAGCGTTCAAGGGCCGATGGGGGGACACTACCCAAACCAAACGCGTGGGGCTGGTTCAAGACGTGAACCGGCTGTCGTATAACTCGTTCATATCGCATTTGCGAAAAATAAATTTGGAAATTGGAAGCGAAACCCTGGTAAAACCGCGCATGCTTCATTCATCGCAATGGGGGATGATAGACCCGGTTGACGTACCGGATGGTGAAAACACGGGTTTGCATAAGCACCTGTCACTTACCGCCCATATTACGAGCGGGTGTTCGGCGCAGCCCATTCTCCGGTGGTTGCACGACTTTAACCTGGTTCAGTTTGTAGATGAATGTTCGCCCATGCAGCTGTTTCAGTTGACGAAAGTGCTTGTCAATGGCACGTTATGGGCGCTAACCAAAATACCCGATGAACTGTTGCAAACATTTCGTTTATGCCGGCGGTTGGCACTCATTCCCGTATTTATCAGCATCAGTTGGCGGTACTCTGTCAACGAAGTTCACATTTTTACCGATGCGGGTCGGCTGTGTCGTCCCTTGTTTTATACTGATGCGGGAGTGAAAGGTATCGATGAAGAATCACATGCACAATCATCCGTTCCAAGTTACGCCAGACTTATGCAGGTTCCGATTTCTAAATGGAAAGAGTTGACGTGGACTCACCTGGTTTCAGGAACGGCCGAAAAAACGGTTCCCGAGTTCAACTACGAACACTACGAGTTCTATCAAATGGATGAACTCTATGGAAACGGAACTGAAACGGAAAAAGAAACGGGGCAAAACGCCGATGACAACAGTGGGACCCAAAGTAAAAGACTGTTGACTCGGCTTCGGCTTAATCAAGCAGTTGTGGAATATCTGGACCAGTCCGAAACGGAATCGTCATTGATTCGTATTGAACTTCAGGACATCATACATGATAAAGTTAGTGACAAGGGCAAGGGTAAAAACAAACCTGGGCCAAACACGGCAGATGAAGCTTCGGCATCCGCATCCGCATTTGACAAAGTTACCCACTTTGAAATTCACCCGTCGCTTATTTTGGGTGTGATGGGAAATCAAATTGCGTTTGTAGAAAACAACCAGTTTCCAAGAGACGCGTTTGGATGCGGTCAAGCCAAACAAACCGCTTCCGTGTATCACACCAACTTTTTTTCTCGCATCGATAAAATGAGTATGGTAATCAACAATGGCCAAATTCCGCTTGTGAAAAGCCGCCTACTAGAGTACATTAACAACGAAGAACATCCGAACGGTGAAAATGCAATCGTTGCAATCGCGTGCTACAACGGGTACAACGTGGAAGACTCCATTTTGTTCAACGAAGCATCTGTAAAACGCGGGCTTTTCAATATCACGTACTACAACATGTACGAAGACTGTGAAGAAAACGACCCAGAACCCGGGTCAAGCGCGAAAAGCTTTTTTTCAAGTTCGTTAAACTCCGCCGTCCGTGGAGTCAACAGCGAGCACGACTACCGGCACTTGGATGCTGCCGGAATTGTCAAGGAAAATACCCCACTGACCGAAAAAGTGGTCGTCATTGGAAAGCTGAAACTCGGAGCAGGCGCTAGTGGCACCGGTGATGACACAGACTACTATAGTGTTCCCGTGGTTGCAAAGAAGGGGCAGCTGGGTTATGTTGATAAAACGTACATGACTGAGGGCATGAAGGGTACGCGAATTGCAAAAGTCCGCGTTCGCGAACACCGGTACCCCGCTATCGGTGACAAATTCTGTTCCCGGTGCGGGCAAAAAGGCACCGTCGGTATTATTGTCCCGGAACGTGACATGCCGTTTACCGCCGACGGCATTCGCCCAGACCTTATTGTGAACCCGCACGCGTTTCCGTCGCGTTTAACGGTGGGTCAACTCATTGAAACCTTGGTTGGAAAGGCGTGCGTTTTAACCGGCACATTTGGAGACTGCACCGCGTTCCTGAAAACCGACCCAGAAACACGAGGACAAGTGTTCGGAAACATACTTTCGAAACATGGGTACCACTCCAGCGGTAACCAGGTGCTGTACAACGGCATGACGGGTGAACAAATCGAGTCCGACATTTTCATTGGGCCCACGTACTACATGCGGTTGAAACAAATGGTGAAAGACAAAATCAATTACCGCCGAACGGGACCGAACACGGCGCTCACACGCCAGCCGGTTCAAGGTCGCGCCAATGATGGTGGTCTTCGCGTGGGTGAAATGGAACGCGACTCGATTATTTCTCACGGAACTGCCCGATTTTTACAAGAGTCAATGATGGTACGCGGCGACCAGTACTACCTGGCAATTTGCAATACTACCGGCATGATTGCAGTTTACAACGAGTCACAAGACCTTTTTATGAGTCCCATGGCGGACGGACCCGTAAAGTATGCTGGCAGCATGGCCGAACTGAAGTCGGCGCAAGTGGTGAATGTCACGCGACACGGGCGGTCGTTCAGCGTGGTCCATATTCCGTATTCTCTCAAATTATTGATACAAGAGCTGCAAGTATTGAACGTTCAAATGCGAATAATTACGGACGCCAACATCGACAGCATCGAAAGCATGGCGGAGTCCCGTAATATTGAAAAACTGCTGAATCAGCCAGGTGCCGACTTGTCAACCGTTGCATTAGAAACCGCGCGAAACTTGGGTCTGGACGCTGACAAGGTGTCTCCCGGAATGGTAGCCCACTTGAAGTCTGACATGGATTACGCCGGCGATAACGGTGATACCAACAGCGATAACGGAGATTACGGTGACAACGACGATGACGATGCATACGCCACCATTGCAACCAGTCCGAATATGCCTCCCACTCCCACTAAGACGCATAAAGGGAAGAAGGGAGAAAAGGGAGAAAAGGGAGAAAAGGGAGACGACTTTCCTGAAACGCTTGGACTTGCCGGTGCTGAAGGATTACGCGTGGTTGAAGAGCACGGGTGGATGTTACTTCCAGAACTGGGAGACAGGTACGGTGAAACGTTTGCATCGATTGTAACCAATGAGTCGGGAAAACCAACGGAGTACTGGCACACAACCGACCATCACGGCAAGTATCCGGATAGATACCCGAACGGATGGACTCCTACTGGAACCAAGAACCAGTGGGGTTCAACCCGCCCCATTGAAACAGAAGACAAAGTGGCCGCGTTGAAATTGTTTCCTGAACCTAGTAAAGACAACTTGAAACTGGCGCATGAATACTTGCTGCAGTTCAAAAGCGACAAATATCCTCGCATCCCGTTCTTATTCAAGTCTCCAACTTCAACTTCTGATAAACATGGTCAAATAGATGACATGAGTTCTTCGGTTGTTCCGGGTTCAGGTGATGAAGGGTTCGAAGGCAATTCTGTGGCTGTGCTACACTCTCAGTTAATCAACGTTGGAAAACAAATTTCAGCGATTGAATTAAAGGTTCAGGTCATCGACCAACGCAACATCAAAGAAGACGGTGTTAAAGAGTATTCCAAAGAAGACATGCAAGAAATTGCACGCCTGGTTCGCCAACTGGTCAAACTCCAAACCGATAAAGAACGGCTTACAAAACAACTTGCCGATGAACAACTCGTCAGTTCGATTACAAACAATATTGTTTCCAGTCCGGGTGCGGTTTCTGACACATCCGCATCAGCTTCATCGTCATGGATGGGGTCTCCACAAATGTATTCTCCACCATACACGTCCATGTTTTCGCCACAATCACCCCAATCACCGTACCAACAAATGCCAATGCAAATGCCAGTGCAGATGATGCCAATGCAAATGATGCCAATGCAAGCGCAAGCAATGCCAGCCCAAGAGCCGGCGTCTCCCGACACCACATCGACCTCAAATGCAAGTGACTCAACTACAAAAAAAATAGTTTTGAATTAAAATAAAAAATAATTACAATAATAAATTGATTTGTTATTGCAATTCATATAATATGTGAAATCAGTGAATCGAATCGAAACGAATATACGTACGTGTTATGTTTTCAAAACTGAAATCTGGCTTCAATCCTCATGGAATCGTGAGTTCGAAATATGAGTGCGATGGTGTACGATATGAAACCACCAACATGTCAGCTGCCATCGCCGGTCAACTCAAACTCAATCGCGAATATAGGCTACGCAATGAAGAAATACAACAAATACAACAACCAGAACCAGAATCATTACAAAAAATGCTTGGGTTAAACACAATGACCAAGACAAAGCTCACATCCTTTGCAGAAATTGTTCTTACAGAAATGCTATACTACAACCAACTCAATGAAATTGGCTCTTTCCTGGCATCTGCTTACAACAATGATGAAGCACAATCCAAAGAAAATAATGAACCGGTCGACCAGCTTTCAGCTACTATGTTGATTGCAAGTACTCGGGTTCGACAAAAACTCACTCAACTCACAGAACTTGTTGACATTTCTTACACCCTACTCGCGCCAGCAAGTTATGCATTAAACCCTGAAACAAACCGGAGTACATACGGCATTTTGCTCAGTCTAATTCACGTCAAGCTTGGCGGAAATTCGTACGATGCGGACAACGATGAACCCTCGGTTGCGCTTCGTCGTGAGGTTGTTTCAATGTTGTGTGAAATTTCTGAATATACTTGGGGAATCATGAACTTGTGCAGAATGATGAATGTATTTCGATATCTTCCTGACATTGGAACATCGCGGCTATTTGATACCGTGAGTTTGCTTCCTTCTGAAAGCGTGTTTGGAAACAATGGCTGGAGACCGCTTCTCAAAGTAGCTGACAAATAAAATAAAATAAAATAAAATAAATACAGGTAATCAGGTAATATCAGGAATATCAGGTATGTATTTTTATTTTTTATTTTTTTTCGGAACTTTATTTATTTGGATTATGTATCAGAATTAGATGACGCTGTCGATGTGGTCGATGTTGATGATGTAGTAAAGAAGTTTCCAATTGATTTGCTGATGTTTCCAAATGCACCCGTGTATCCGGAGACATCTCCATATACCACAATTACAATCATAATAATTACTGCAACTATGCTCCAAATAATGTATTTATAGGTTTCGCTTATGACTTGTAAGTGAGTGTCTTCTTCCACGCCGTCGATTATTTCTTGTGTCTTGATTATTTTTTTAATACCCGTGTTCACTTTATCGTACGTATCAATACGCTCATTTACTCGCAATTCTGGGTCGTCTTGAATGGCATTGTATTGGGTCATCACTTTAATCGCTTGTGTTATTTTATTTCCGATAGCAGTTTTCCACTCTTCTAAAATCCCGTTTTGTATTTCTGCAAGTCGTTTCGTAGGGTCTTCCACTAGCTCATCCACCCCACAAAGTGTCCTTGAAGTAACTTTGGGATGAGTTTTATCTATCGGATAATGGTCAAATAGCGTGTTGTCAATTGCAACGACTTGCATGTTTTGCGGCTTCATGCATGACTTTGAAACGCCCCGTGGACGTTGAAGCCGTTTATACAGTTCTTTACCCGTTACGTCTTTCACCCGATTCGAATTCGGAAATATGTCTCTGTCTTTCAAATAGCATTTATCGGGTTCGTTCCTATCCACTACAAACCCACCGCATTGAGGATTCGAATTGCACTGGTCCACGCAGTATGCAAGTTCCATAGCCTGATTATCTACCGTTTTAAGGTCGTTCCCGGGATTATCATAGTTGGTTTCAATTCCGCCAAAGTCTGTTTCTGAAATTTTTGTGTACTCTGTACCCAGTTCTAAATTATTAGGCTGAAATATTCGCCGATTACCGTCAATCGAAATATTGGCAACTTTACCCCGATTCAAAATGCTTACACCGTTCAAGTCATACAATGCTGCAGAAACAACTTCGCCAGCATCTGCAAGACCTTCCATTACAGAAATCGATTCGGTCGCACTGGTTCCGTCCATTTTTCTAACAGTGACTGACTTTGGAACCGACCGTAACTTTATCGTAAACATTTTAAATTTTCCATCTTTAGAGTCCAGTGCAAAAAAACAGTTTCCGCTGCTGGAGCAAATGTACTCGCCCGCTCCAAGCGTGTAGTTGGGATACATGTACTGTAGATACTTTTTTTTTAATCCCATGCGTTTTGGTAACTCGTCATTTAAAACCATCGCATTAATTTGTTTGATTAAATTCAACGGCTGTCCTTGGTTCACAGACTCATTGGTTTGTTTGGTGTCACTATGACCGAAAAACGAGTTTCGAATTGTTCCAGCACCGTCGGTAAATAGGATTCTTCCATCATTCGTGACCTCAAATCGAAAATCATTGCACTCATCATAAAATTTTGAACAGTCAAATGTTGCCGTGCTAGTTGATAAAAAATTAGGGGTGTTTATTGACAGAGATTGACGGCTTGCCAACCCGGTTCCACACGTGTAGTTCGCTACTAATGTCTTACTGCAGTCCGAAGCCGGGTCCCATGAACCAGGATTATAATTAAAAACACGTGTTCCGAGCCCACCTTGTAAATAAGAACTAGCATCGGTGCTTGCATCTTTCCAAGGAAAGTATGTCTTATCTATAGCGCCATAAGTGTCACTTAATATGTCATATGAAACTGGTGGTGCTACAGCGAACCGAACTGATTGTGGCGTAGATGACGACTTTGAACTACCAGAACCCATATTTTATTATTTTTTAATACTTACTTATATATTCTTACTTAATACTTAATAATACTTTTTATTTTTTTATTGTTCTGGTTCTGTACGGACGGACATTATCTCGAATTATTCAACATTAAGCACATATATATCCCCCCCAACCATCAGGGTTTTCACAACCGGTTGTGCATCTAGCGGCAGGTCGTTGACGTCTGGACTTGCAGCTCCCTCCTCGTCGTAACCATTCATCAAACTGTGAACGGTCATTGCCACAATTTGGAAAAAAATGATTACAGTATGTATTCCCTGGTAAAGGAGTTTCTGGCCGACGTACGTCGTATATGTCAGTTGCTTTTTTGTTTTGAATTTCGGATTGTCGTGATAATATACTGGAAAAGCTTCTGGGATTGTATGTTGCAACATGACTGTTTTCTTTATACGTTTTCGGTATTGTTTTGCAATTTTCACCCCAGGTTCCTGATATTGCAGTGATTGCACCTCCCTTTGAAAAATGACAACCTACAACTGGGTTAGGATTACCTATGGAAAACACAATGTTTGACTTATTTGCAGTTGGAGTTGCGGTGTTCAAAATATTCAGGGTACCGTCATTTCCAAAGTGTAAAATTTTTTGTCCACCCATATTGTAACTGGTATTCTGTTGAAATTGTGTGTCTATAACAGGATTCAAGTCAATTCCCAGTCCTGCACTCATGGCGCTCTCAATGGGCCCTGGGTGAATGTAGCATTTATTTCTAGTGTATGCAAATATCGGCATGCCTTTATCTTCTGCACGTTTCATACATGCTTCATAATCACCCCCCTTAACATCTCTTTGTAGTTCGTATCCGGTTGTTGATACTGGGTTGATGTTGAATGTGCCTTTATAGGTTGAACCCGTTGCTTTGCTCGGATACACTACTTCCACGTTTATACCTTCATTTCCGCACGCGGGCAGTAAATTGCCTTGCGCCATTTTTTTTGTGCTGCCAACGAAAACGGATGGTTCGTTTACAGCATTTCCCGATTGGTCAAATGGAGCGCCAACATAGTTTTTGGCGGCATCCGCTGAATACGTAAACCCGGTCGGAAGCGATTCAGGTAATACTCGAATCGGGCAACCAAATTTACCGGATGTATCGGACATCAACTTGTCACTGTCCCACGGTTTAAAAAGCCCTTTATCGGTTACATATCCATTTATGGTTTGACTGGTTCCATTCGATAGTTTCTTTGATACCCTCATATTTTGGCCTGCGAACTTGTGTTTATCGCGCCCGCTAGTTGCAGCTAAAAACTTTGCTGCGTTTGCAGTTTGCAGTGCTCGAGCTTTTCTATCCTCGTTTATTGCACCTTGCAATCCGCCGCTGTCATCCTCTGCGTAATCACGTTCAAGTCCAGAAAGTTGCCGAGAGCGATTAATGCTGTCAGCAACGGGGTCTTCTACTATTACTTCGCTCGGTCCTTTACGACACGACTGTGCAAATACAGGCATTTAAAATTAAAACAAATAAATAAATAATTTCGTTATCGTTATATTATATTTTTATTTATTTATAAAATCACTAAAATGAAATGTTGATTTTTTCTTTCAGAGTGTCATAGTAGAGCGTAACCGTCATTCCATACCGCGACATTGTTACATTAATACTATTGGAAGACGCCCTCGTTGTGATGTCATTTACGTACTTTACAATTTCGTCGCGGTTCTTGATAAATAGTGACCGCATCACTTCCGTGTAGTGCTTTCGAGTTGTATCGGGAAGAATAATGTACTTTCCGAACTCCCGCTCGTCTAACAGTTTACCCAATGCAAATTCGATATTCTTGTACTCAATAATGCGATGATACGGCTCGCAGTCGGAGTGTTCTAAAGTGAGCCCAGGCTCGTGCAACATGGGCTTGGCATCCATAATTGAAATCATTGTCAGCAGAATCGACTTCAGGGTCACGCATCCGGTCCACTGGTCCCCTCGCCAGTTCCCTAAAATAGACAAACACACGTACCCGTTTTTATAAAAGTTGGGATGCATTCGCGTCGTTCCATCGTTGGATAGAAACTTTACTTTGGGTGGTTTGTGAGGGTAATCCGGTGGAAACGTTACTTTGAAAAAGTAGTAGCCTCCATAGTAAAGGGTCCCGGGTTGACCGTACAACATGGCGTATCCGGTTAAAACGTCTTCGTCGTCGTGCACGTAATAAATGCCGTCTCCGTGCAGCGGAAACCGCATAATTTCGCGAACATCGCTTAAAATTCGCATTGCCGCATCTTTTGTAACATGAACCACTTCTTTTACCGGTGTTGTTGGTGTTGTTGTACCCGTTGCCGCGGACATTTGTAAAAAAAAATATAATATATGTAAACCTAAATATATGTCATAATCTCATGATACTGACATGTTTTTAACTGGATTTTTTTGGATTTATTTATTGCGTTTCACTGTTTTTGTGTTTGTGTTTGTGTTTATTTTTCTCTTTGGGGCTGTCTTTGTTTTTGTTTTTGATACCGGAATAGTTTTTGTTTTCAATTTAGAAAGTGCTTCACCGTCAACCTGATATGTTATACTCGAAGGAGTTGACGACAATGAATTTGTAGTTTTGCTTGTTGTGCCTGTGCGCATGTTTACATTTTTCTGGTTTTTTCGACTTTTTAACTTGCGTTGAAAGTTAGACTTACGCATTCTTATATTTTTGACACGTGTTTTAAGGTGTTCAAATGGAACGTACCGCAAAAATAGTTTCTGATATTCGGGATTGTGCTTGTCGTTTTTCAGTTCCTGAAATTTGGCAGCTTTATCTCTTCGAAGCATCTCCAACGTTTCTTGTTTACCGTAACACATCCTACCAAACCGTTTTAAAATACCGGTTTGAACCAGTCGGTTCTTGTTTTGAATGTAAAACAGAATGCCGGCCAAACACAATAGCCTATCACGATTATAATAGTAGCGCTTTGCATACGAAAATGCAATGTAAAACATCAACATGGTGTCAATACTCGCAATTTTAATGACTTGGTCATTCAACTTGATTGTATTGTAACTGTGGCACGCGGTGGGTTTGTATATCAACGCCACAACTGCGCCGTCAGTCGCAACTTTGAAATGGTCGTGCACAATTTCTCCAATCGATGGCATTTTTTCAACCGTAACATCTTGAATACCGTTTGACTTCAACGTCATGTGAATGAGAGTTGCTAGTTCTTGCGGGTTGTTTGATAACACATCATATTCTTGGTTAATTGAAAGTTTATGGCGTTCATTTTTTGGTAAATACCGGCTGTATAACACATCGGCAAACCCTCCGATAAATACGACATCACTGTTCAAAAGGACATTGCGAGTGATTTCATACACTTTTTTATCCGCACGGGAAGAATAGTTTTTGTCACTTTTATCTTTATCTTTATCTTTATCATCATCATCATCATCATCATTAGAACTCGGTCGCACGGAAATCCTCGAACAGTTCACCATTTTCATCGGGTACACCTTATTCAACAGCGTGAGCCGTTTTAACACTTTTTCCCACCTTGAAACATCGCCTTCGGGACGAGACAGTTCAAGGTACATGGCCATTCTCAAAAAGTTGGTGGGTGCATAACGAATTCCGTGTTTGATGTACGACTTTGCAGAAAGCACGCTAAAAAGCGAGTCGTCCATTTGAGTAATGTCTGCAATCGGCATGAAGTTCACAAAGACTTTGAACGTGCCTGGATGCGACCCGGATTTGGCTTCCACTTCATTGTACCCCATTTTAAAAAAAATATCGGCCAGTTCTTTGGCATCTTCCAACGCGGACGGCGAATAAAAATCATAATCCGGAACTTCAATGTCATTATTGTAAAATCGGTATTTTTCAGGCAGAATCGAATTGATTGCGGTTCCACCGTAGCACACCAGTTTTTTATCGCGCAAAAATTGTTCAAGGCGACCTATTATTTTTTTAACTTCCGGCGACTGGGCAACTTTTTTACCCATCCGCGATTCTATCTTGTCAACCGCATTTCTTAATATTTCAATTTCCTTTTCTTCTACTTTTTTAAGTGAATTTGAATTTGAAGTATTCGAACTCTTTGACATTCTTGATAATTTCATTTTTCATATATCATAACCAGATAATAAATATATGAAAATTTAAATTTACATAGAAACGGTAGTTCCCATCGAGGTTTGAGCCGTCATGGCCGACGACAGCGTTTCAGTTGGATTGACTGCCGTAGGCTCCTTCAAAATAATTGGCACGTACCGAAGCTCGGGAGGTTTCAATATAAACGCACTTCCGAAACTGTTAAACGATTTGATATACGCTTTAACATTTGCATCTTGGCTTTGAAATGCCATTGCCACCATTTGACATCCTTCGTTATGTGCATTTGTGGATGGATATAGGTTTTCTGACCGCGTAGCCCGTTCCGGTACAATGTACTTTATTGTTTTTTTTGCAGATTCTTTCGAATCTTGTTTGATGTTATCGTTTATGAAGGTGAATGTGTGCTTATTAGAACCCGAGGTAAACGTCATGTTTATGTACTCGTAAAGTGGCGTGCGTTTGTATATTTCGCGAGTATTCACTTTGTCTGACCCCGGCGTCTCGTCAATCATGATGACGACTTTGCTCATAAAATTTGTGAGTTTGATTTTACCTAAGTCTTCTCCGTTGAAAGAGTACGAAAATCGTGGGTCCAACAGTTTTGACCCCAGTTTGTCTTTGATTATCGTTGCAATCTTTTCGTATATCATAACGTTTCGACTTTTGATTCGAAGGCACAAAAACAAGGGGTCATTTGAATTATAACATCCCTCTTCAATTCCCGTTTTATCGTTGATTCGATATGAGCTGAATGCGTACTTGTTTATCATGTCAACCGCATCAACAAACGGTACGTAGTTGTACGTTTCTTTCATTGAAAACTCGGGCCGGGACGATGCCGCAACTACCGGGCTGCCATCCACTGAATATATTTCAAAATCTAAAACGCGTGCACCCTGACTTATTACGCAACGCAACGCGTCAGCTGAAACGAAATCGGACGCGTAGTCCCCCCCGCAGCAACAGTTGTACGCCGTCATAATGTAATAATCCCGAAGCAAATAACCGTACCTATCATCAAAGTCATTTATACTACTGAGTGTCTTCGATTCGGCTGCATAATACGCGTTCATTGTGTCGTCATTACGACTCTTTTTACCATAGTTCCAAGCCCATACACCCATAATAATTCCTATCACTACCACGGTTACTGCTAACCCTCCAAGGTGTGCGACATTTGGTGAAACTTTTACATTACTTATTGTACTTGCTGCAGCACTTCCAGTGGTTTGTAAACCGGTTTTCAATTTCAAAAGTTTATTTCTAAACGTGGGTGCTGCTGCTGCTGCTGCTGGTGCTGCTGGTGCTGCTGCTGCTGCGGATGTTCCTGCCATAATTTACTTATTTATGAATGTCTATAACTATATTTATAGTATGTATACTATATTATATTAACAAAAAAACAAAATAAAATATATTTTAGAAGTGCAATAAGTAATTCATATTCATATTGTTGTTATTATTTTTTTCTTGAATGCCGGGCGGATTACTAAACATCATTGCCTACGGAAACCAAAACACTATCCTCAACGGAAATCCGAAAAAGTCGTTCTTCAAGGCAACCTATAAAAAGTACACAAACTTCGGTCTTCAAAAATTTAGAATTGACTTTGACGGGCAGCGCAAGCTTCGCATGTCCGAAGAGTCCAAGTTCACGTTTTACATGCCTCGGTATGCCGAGCTCCTCATGGATACTTATATTTGCGTGACGCTCCCCACCATTTGGAGCCCTATATACCCGCCTAAAACTGAAAAAGATAAGTGGGCACCTTACGAATTCAAATGGATAAAACACCTGGGAACCCACATGATTAAAGACATTACCGTTTCGGTCGGCGGTCAAATTTTGCAAAAGTTCTCCGGCAGCTACTTGCTATCCATGATGCAGCGCGACTACCCCGTCGAAAAACGCGACTTGTACGACCAAATGACCGGCAACGTGCCCGAACTCAATGACCCGGGCTGTTGCGGTGCGCGCGTCAATCAGTATCCCAACGCGTACTACACCCCCAGTGCACGTGGCGCAGAACCCTCCATTCGCGGTCGAAAAATATACATTCCGATTAACACGTGGTTCACCACCAGCAGCCAAATGGCGTTTCCTTTGGTGTGTCTGCAATACAACACGCTGCAAATCGATGTCACACTTCGTCCCGTCAAAGAGCTGTACGTCATTCGCGATGTGACTGACCCCGACAACGAGTGGCCTTACGTGCAGTCCAACTACACACTGAACGAACACCAATTTTACCGGTTCCTGCAAACCCCGCCTGATGTTGAGTTGGGCCCGTCGTCTTACACGGACACGCGAACCGACTGGAACGCTGACGTGCACATGATTGCAACCTACGGGTTTTTATCCGCCGAAGAGACGGCGGCATTTGCCGCAAATGAACAAAAGTATTTGATAAAAGGCATATACGAGTGGGAATTCAAGGACGTGACGGGAAACACGCGCGTCAAACTGGAAAACACACTAGGCATGGTTTCCAGCTGGATGTTCTTTTTCCGTCGCAGCGACGCATTTTTGCGCAACGAATGGAACAACTACACCAACTGGCCGTACGACTACTTGCCGCACGACATTGAACCGGCCGAGTACGGCTACACCGCCGACCGCCAAGCCACAGAGGGATGGAAGCCGTTACAAGTGGCGAATACAGGCGAGCCGCTAATGTCGCGAACACCGTATACGTTGGGTCCAGGGCGAAACCCGTGCATGGACGAAGCCGGTCGACTTGAGTCGCACACAAACAGCAATCGTCGTACGGGATATTATACGACGGGACTGTTTGAGCCCGAGAACCAAAAAGAGATTCTAAACACAATGGGGATTATCTTCAATGGAAAATATCGAGAGAATATTTTCGATGCGGGCATTTACAATTATGTGGAAAAGTATGTTCGCACCAACGGGAATCCGCCTCCGGGATTGTACTGTTACAATTTTTGCTTGAACACAGACCCCAACGAGTTGCAGCCTTCAGGCGCCGTAAATATGAGCAAGTTCACACAAGTTGAACTGGAGCTGTCCACCATATACCCGTCACTCGACCCGAATGCGTCGTTTCACATGATTTGTGACCCTACAACGGGGCTTCCAATCGGTGTGAACAAAACCAACTGGCGTATTTACAACTACATGTTCGATTTGATTCTTATTGAGGAGCGGTACAATGTGCTGACATTCGTGTCAGGAAATTGCGGCCTCATGTATGCCCGGTAATGTGTATTTTCAGTCGAATTCTTATTTCAGGAACCGGGTCACTAACCTTGTCGGGACGGTCGAACAGTATGTTATTCTCCACGTAACTTTTGTTGGGGTCCAACAAATTGTTGTCAAATACATGGTAGTAAGCGTTTTCATCATTGTCATATCTAATAAAGGAGGGTGACATCGTGCTATATGTGTGTAAGTGCGTAGGATACAGTTTATGAAAAATAGTTGAAATGACGGTTGATAACGGTTCATGGATGTTTTGTATAACTACATCATAACATGAATGGGTTGGATAGTCCAAGTAAAATGTTACTTTTTTTCGCATGGTAATTTGTTATTGGTTTCGGTTTCATATTAAATAAATATAAAATTTAAGTCATTTGAATTTTTGAAATTTATATTATTATATTATTAGCGGCGTACTCGGCACGTGAACCGGGGCGGAGTTAGTCCCTTTCTTCCATACACGCTGCGTTTGCATATGGCAATTGAATCTTCGTACGAATGTAAGTCTCTCGAATTACTTGTGGCATTTCCTTTATACAACGCGTTTACGCATTTACACATTTTATCGTGCAAAATGTGTTTTGTTTGTGCGCGAAGCATTACCAACGGTGCTCCGCGAATTACCGTTTTTTTATAAAAACGAAGTATACGTTCACATTTACGACGCGTCAATTGTTGCGGCATACTATTACCATTCCTAAATTTAAATTATATAAAAACTTATTTTGATAATTGACAGTTTTTAATCTTTAATAATATAACAAGGTTTTTAACAAACAAATGAATTACCCGGTTTCTGGGCGCCAGCCGGACATTTCGCGTATTGCGGTGTTCGATATGGACGAAACCCTGGGTTCATTTGCACGCTTAAGTAAATTTATTTATACATTGACTCGAGTTCTGAAACGTGTGTATCCGAATCCCGATAAAATCATTCAAGACAACTTCAATGCGATTATGGACCTTTACCCTGAAGTGCTGCGACCAAAAATAATGGAGGTTATGCGCTTTCTGGTGGAAATGAAACGCTTGCACAAGTGCAAACACGTGATGATATACACGAACAACACTGGGCCGCGCGAATGGATTGACGGAATCAAAAACTATTTTAACTACAAGAGCGGCTTTCCGCTGTTTGACCGGGTTATCGGCGCGTTCAAGCGCCCCAACGGTGAAGTGGTAGAAGTTAAACGCACCAGCCATAACAAAACGTACAACGACTTTGTACGATGCAGTAACTTGGAGGGCGAATTTGAGGTGTTTTTTGTAGACGACCGCGCCCATCCCGGTATGCACACTAAAAATGTGTACGTTATTGAAGTAAAACCATATGAACGCCAAATACCGCAGTCTGTTTTTATAAAACGGTTCATGTCCAGCCAACTGTTTAAGGCGTTGGGGATTCCTAAAGCAGCGGCTGCTAAATTGGAAGCGGTCGCTGAAGCGGACGATGCTGCTGAAAAACATATGGTTCCGTATACGGACGACGAACGCGAGGTTGATATCGTGGTGGGTGAAACCATACTCGAAAAAATACGCTGGTTTTTCAATCCGCATCCGCATCTAGAACAAGTTTCACTACACCCAAATTATTCAAAAAAAAGTTTACGCCGTGGAGGACCGAAGTCAGCCAAACGCACAAAACGACGAAATCACTAGCGCATTTATACTTTAAACGATATTGAATTCAACGATTCTAGGTTGAACACACTGTTTTTAAGTGGTTTTTTTATTTCACGTATTACGTGAGTGTATACGATTGACGTAAACGATGTGGTCAGCAGTAAAAAGATGGCAGATGAAAATACCACGTCCGCGTCAAAGTCGTTGAATTCCGCGCCTTTCGACCGCGTGAACGGGTTAAACCGGATGATTAAAAAGAAGCACACGTAGTACTTTAAACTGTTTTGAAGCACCGTTAAATATTCGGGGATTTTGTCCGAGAGATTTAAATTCGGAAGTCCGCCTAAAATGGCAAGAAGAAGAAGGCCGTACATCACGTACGACCCGTACAATATAACATAGTATATGGTCTTGTACCAGTCCATGTCGGATAATAGATAGTAGTAGAATGTAGAATATATACTATGTTATTTATTTATTTTTATTTTATTAACGTTACTTTGTTACATTTTACTTTCATTTGTAACTGGAGTTACGCCGATAAACCGTTTCAAAATGGGAGTCCATTCTTTTTTGAGCTCACCTTGTGGCAGTCTAGAGTAACCGCTCAATTCATAAGTACCGTCTTCGGTAGTTTCAAGGGTAATACTGGACATCATAGAGTCAATCGCTTGGTAGTTAGCAAGTATGATGTTGCATATATTGGTTTCAATGAACGTATCGCATTCAATTTCTGGAACGGTGGTTATAAAAAAGCCGTCCACACTGTCAAGAAACTCTTGTGTCTGTAAAAACTGGTCGTAAACGGATGCGCCGCCAAATACCCAAAGCACGTCCAAATTCAAGTTGTCACGTGCTTTGTTTATAGCATCGCGTATGCTCGGTGCAGTATGCAAGTGCAGGTCACTATATTCGGACACGGCAACAGCGTTGGACTTGGATATCACAATGGTTTCTCGATTGGGCAAAACGCGTCCAATGGATTCAAACGTTTTTCGACCCATTAAAAGTCCATTTTTTAAACCAGGTGCGGTAGTTACTTCTCGCATGAACTTCATATCGTTTTTACACACCCATGGAATTTTACCGTTTTTGGAAATGCCCTGTAAATGTGAATACGCAACGATAACCCAAATTTGCATTCAAAGTTAACTTATGTAATTAAATAATATAATATAGATGACAATGCAGTCTTTAGGTTATTCACCGATAAAATAATATCATGCATGGTATTCTTCCAGTTCACGCATTTTTACGTGACGCGTGTGAGAAGCTATGCGATGGTCAGAAATGTACTGGTACAACAAAAGCGCGGCGGATAACCCAAGAAATACAAGCGATATCCCGATAATGGTATCAAATGGTTCTTTGAAACACACAAACGAATATGTCAGCTGAATCACGCGTCGCAGAAGGTCCAGTCCGCTCAGCAAGATGTTTGCAGGAATAGCGCCTTCCTTGCTGCTATTAAGAATGTATATTTTATTAAACATGTAGAGTTGGAGGCCGAACGCGATAAAGAAGTACATGGTGAGAGTGCTAGCGTTTATCGGCGGCGTGTTGTTTACAGTGTAGACAACTGCAAACGGTACTGCAATCACAAAATAGGTGCACTGGAAAATGATTTGAAAATCAATTGTTTGCATTTGGGTGCCGTAGAGTGCCATCGAGTACTCAATAAGGTTATTGTACGTGGAATTCAAAAAACAAGACACCATTACGATAAATGCATTTTGAATCACGTTTTGACTACTTTTACCGTTGCTGTCGCTCTCGCTATACTTTGAAATGTACTGTGCGGTTGAAATGATTTGCGCAATCACCAGAGAAACGCAACTGGCAACATAAATTCGCGTTACTGGTTTTTTAAGCAAATATTTGAACCACGGAATATTGAAAATAATGAAACCGGACCGCAGAATCGTGTAGTAACTCAGTGTAATCGTGTTCAAAGCAAAAAATACGGTAACGGTTTCAATTGTGTAAAGTATGCCGGTACCCACAGGGTACAGCAATAAATGGCGATTCTCTCGAGATGCGTACGACTTGATTTTAGTCCATGAAAATTTATGGATAAAAAAACAGCTATAAAACGGCGTGAAAACCACGCTTAGTAGCACATTGAACCACTCGTTTTTATAATCGTACTCCATGTTTATATATTTCATACAAATTAAATATTCAGTTAAGGTTGCTACAAATAACAAAGAATTTAAAACCAATAACCAAGCCATGAATGAATTATATTTTATGCATTATTGTTGGGTTGTTGTATTTTTTTGTATCTATACCATTTATATATTTACAATTTTACATATATATACACTTACATCCATTCTTTACATCTGCATCAACATATCGTTTGCAGTCGGTATACGGTCGCCTTTCATAATCTTGGTCACTTCTTGTGTTAGATAGTTGATTGTTATATTTTTGCTAGAAAGCTCCAGTTCCATTTTTCCAATCATAATTTTTTGAGCATGGACGATTTCACGAAGCGACTGGTTTTCTGTGAACAAGTTGGACTTGTTCGCATTCAGGTCATGAATCCATTTTTCATGCGTTTTGCTTTTACAATGAGCACTAAATAGTGCTGCTGACGTGTACACTTTGTCTTTTCGAGTTCCGCACGGGCACCGCAGTCCGTTCGGTAGCGTATTTGACTTGAACGATGGTGTTTTATCAATGTACTTGCCATTGTCATCCATATTCGGCGAATAGACATCGGGTTCAGTTACAAGTGCCATTCTCTCGATTTTTGTAGAATAATTGTTCCTTTGTTATTCTATTATAGGTCGGTACCATTCATTCAATTTATTTTTATATTATTTAATCTTTGTATATTACACAAAGTAATATATAAAGTAACAAGCAACAAATGACGTTGACCGCAGGTAACGATAACGATGACATTATAGAAAAATTTCCCAACTGCGCACCATTGTACAAGCTTTGGTTACTGAAATTTTTAAAGTATCACGAGTCAAATAAGCCAAATTTCAGAACATCTAAAGGCGTACAAATATTTGATTTCATACATTCAGAACTAGATAAGTGTGCTGCGGTTGCGGTTGATGCTTCAAATGTAGATAGTATTTATTCGCAATGCGCACTGTTCAGCCAGGAAACAAAAATGTCAGATAACGTTGATTTTTTCACTGCCATAAAAAAACGAATGGTAGCTAACAATATTTTTGTAGAAACTGCAATTGCAATTGATAAAACAAAAACAAGCCCGCTTGCCGAAATTGGTCCACGCAAGAAACTTAAATTTATACAAGCTATTTTTGAAACCGAATCTCGTGACATAACCAAAAATATAGTGACAAAACTTCTTCAAAAAGTGCCATTTATGGATATTGTATGGTACTGTGCTCTGCGAAGAAAGGAAATTGCATTTTTACAAATGGACAGCGTATTCACAGAAATTGGAAGACCTCGCATTGGTCCGGTTCCGCGAATTCCTGGTATGCGATTTGACATGTACCCAGACTCGACATCACCAGTCGTTGAATGCAATGGTACACATTTAATTCCCTACATGACAAAAAAAATTGGCATTCCAAATGACATGACATACTATATAACTGAACATTTAGAGCATGAACCATCTACAGAATTTACATTAACTGTATTAGAAGCGCAAGAGACAAATGACGATAACGTGTACGAATATTTTTGGCATCATTTTCAAGAAAACGGAAAACAACGAATTCAAAAAATATTTGATACCCTTGATTTCCTGTATACCCGCCTTGTTTCAAAAATACCAAGTCATCGTAAGTCTGTATCGTCTTTGAGAATAAGTAGAATAAGTAGAATAAGTAGAATAAGTAGAATAAGTAGACCTGGAAAGTCGAGGCTCACGCTGAAAAAAAAACAGGACTATATTGATAACCGTATACAGATTATTGCAAAAATGTGGTGGTGGTTTTGCCAAGCAATGCCGCTTTACCGTGGGTCCGCAGCGGTTGGCGAGTTCATCTTTAAAGCTATGATAGAACTGTATACCGAAAATAAATACACTATACGAACGAGTCATTCTCCTCAATACTTGGTTGATATTTACGCATTGACGTATGATAAAGATGAATTTGTCGCAATATTTAAGAACCAGTTTCTAATACCTACTTGAGGTCTTCGCAAAACGACGACGTTCCGTAGGGGTACTTTTTGCCCGTGCGTAAGTCGACATATCCATTCGTATCCGCGCAATTCTGGGCAGGCCAACCTGTGCACCAGTGCCATCCATTAATGCGTGTAACTTCATCGCGGAGAACCATTACATCTTCAGGGCAACTTTTCGCATCTTCGGCACATGTGGCGTAGTAGTGTATAGGTGCTAGAATGGAAACACTTTGTGCAAGTGCCCCCCCCCCAACATTTTTTAGTTTTGTATTATAATTTCTATAACTATTTCTATTTTAATAAATAATATAAAAAAAAATTGATTTCATTTCAATCCACAACCGAATGAAACCAATACAACAAAAATCGTTAGAGTTCCATGGTATACACTTTTTCAGAATTTCCTCGTACCGAGGACCAGGTAAAAGAAATGGATTTGTCGTTTATCAAAGACAGTTGGAATGCCGACATGCTTCGTGACGCGATACGCGCGGTCGTGCGTGTTGAACGTTCACCTGACATGCAGGCAAAAGAATTCGATGTTTGGATGTTTATGTCAACGTATGACCCGCCGGAAGGTCGCGGATTCATGTTTTCCGACCATCCTATCACGACTCGTGTTATGCAATCAATGGAAGTGGGACATTCCGGAACATCTTACGGTTTCACTATGAGACATCTTCAGTATTTTGCCAGGAATGGCGGTGTGGAGGGATACAAACGCGAGTACATTAAAAATACGGCCTAAGTAAAATAAAATGGTTATGAATATTTAATATTTTTTAATATACCCCATTGAAGTCCTTGACCGGGATTATTTCTCCAAATAAATATGTGATTGAGTCTTTGAAACAACAATTTTTGCACTTATATTTGCGTGATTTACATCCGGAAAAGTTGGCATTGAAGGCTACCAGACAATCCCAAAAATCGTCCATAAAAGAGATGGCTGATTTATCGCAAAATTCGATGCAAAATCAGTTGCGAGCTATAACGTCGTTTTTACGCGAAGGTATGCAACTCCGCGCACAACAACATGCCGAACAGTTGTCGAGTGATAGAGAGGGAAAGCCAACAAAATATGAAGAGTCATTGTTTTATGCAAAATTAAAAAGCGGTAAAAAGTATCCGATTCTAATGAACGAAGAGATGTCAATCCAGGAAGTTTTGAATTATTTGAACGAGAATTATTACATTTCAATATTGCGCAATTGCGTTGATATGCATATTAACAAACCGGGTGTAGGCAAACTGGACTCAAGCCGCACCTTAAAGGATTGTGGTGTGGTAAGTGATGATGTATTAGAAGTTGTGTGTAGAACACAACAAGGAGGGTTCAGACATAATCGTTATTCTAAAAAACAAAACCACAACAAACGTTCCAAAAAAACCAAAAACCAACGCAATAAAACGATAAAACTATTATAAATAATAAATATTCGGCAATGGCTCATTGAAAACAATAATGAATAATAAAAAAAATTGATTTAAAGACACGACCCGTATAATGGGTAGAAAGTAGTACAACAACAACAACAACACCCAAAGCATATATCAATCAACAATGTCAACTTCAAGCCAGAACATTTTGTCTCCCGCTGGATTTAACCCTGCAACCTGCGTCAAATATGCTAAACCCAAAGTGAACTCGTCCGGCGGAAAGAGCATCGGGATTTTGAATGCCAACAGCGGAACGGTGCTCCAGATTTCGTCGCCCATGATGCTCACGTGGGGGGTCAATCAGTTCGTAGACGAGAAAACCGGTAAGATTTCATATGATATGTCGTTACAGTTTCCAGATGAGGACAGATACGATGACGCGATTCGCAAGTTCTTCAACAACATTCGCGACTTTGAACAGAAAATCAAGGAAGACGCAATCGCCAACTCGAAGGAGTGGTTCGGCAAGCCCAAGATGTCGGCCGAGACGACCGATGCACTCTTTACTCCAATGCTCAAGTATCCCAAGGACAAGGTTTCACTTGAAATCGACTACAGTCGCGCTCCCACCTTCAAAATCAAACTGCCGTGCTGGGAAGGCGTGTGGAAAAACATCGATTTATACGACATGGACCGTCGTCTCATGTTTCCGGTTCCGACCAATCCATCGCTCGCGCCAGGCGACTTCATTCAGAAGGGGTCGCAAATCGCAGTTGGAATTCAATGCGGTGGGATTTGGTTTGCAGGCGGGAAGTTTGGCGTAACTTGGAACCTGATTCAAGGTATTGTCAAGCCCAAGCTGTCTTACCGCGGAACATGCGGAATTGACTTGCCAGGTGAGTCGGCTCCTACGCATGCGCCTGCACCTGCACCCGCGCAAGTACAACAACCTGCTGCCCATGTGCAGAGTCGTGATGATGACGATGACCAAGAGGATGACGAGGAAGACCAAACTCCAATTCGGCGCACTGCAAGCCATTCAGCTCCTGCTGCCACTCCCGCGACCGCGCCTGTAGAGGAGCCAGCTTCAAAGAAGAAGATTGTCAGAAAGTTGCCAGCCTCTGCTGCTTCAAACTAAAAATATCGAACTAAAAACAATTTGCAAAATGTAATAAACTCAAACTAAAATACAAGAATAATGTAACGTCGAGTGGATAAACGACGTGATATTATTTTTTTATATTTTCACATTGTCTTATTTTTTCATTATTATCATAATTTAAATAATTTAATCAATGGATATTCATGCTTTGGATAAAGCTTTAGAAAATGAAGGAAATGCATCTATTATGCAAACCACGCATTCTGAGATAAAAAAAAAGAAAAATGACATTCTTCAAAAGTTACAGCTAAAAGGAACGGTTTTAAAAACAATGCACGCCACATTGATTGGCTACAAGTACATTGAAGATATTAGTGATTTACAAGTTGGACGCTACATTCGATGGATTTCATTAAAGTATCCCGACCGCATTTCATTAACCAATGGGGCATACGTTTGCAATATCAATATTGATTACGTTCCCGTTTCAAAACCGGATGAATACGAATACGATGATGACAATGACGACAATGCGGATGCATATGAAGATGAAGAAGATGAAGAAGATGAAGAAGATGAAGAAGAAGAACTCACGTGTAAGTCGTGTCTCCGGTGTAAAGTTGTACGTAATGGAAGGGTATCTTTTTTCAATCTGAACTTTGACGAAAACCTTATCTTTCAAAAAATAACAGAACAGGAATGGATTATCTTAGATGCGCTAGAATACCTCAAGTCGTAAAACCGCATAAACGTAACCTTCTGCTATATTGCTATATTGTAATTGTACTATGATGTTGTCTTCGCGCGGACATGTCGTTCCTTTTGTTCCCTATAAAACATTGGTGATTGTGGAATCACCGTCCAAATGCAAAACAATTGAACACATGCTTGGTCCGACCTACATGTGCGTAGCAACCTGCGGTCACATTCGAGACCTGGCAATACAGCCTGACCTGTCAAACGTTTCCGAAATGTTGTCGTCGGAACGTATACCTTACACAAAGTCTTCCAAAAAAATGGCTCATATTCGCACGATTCAAAATGCACTTTCAAAATGCAACGGTACCGTCATTTTGGCAACAGACGCCGATAGAGAGGGGGAGTCCATTGCTTGGCACGTGTGTCAAGTATTTGGTCTACCGGTTGAAACCACTCCGCGCATTGTGTTCAAAGAAATTACGCAAACCGCGATTCGAAACGCGTTGGATGCGCCAGTCAGAATCAACATGAACCTTGTGCGCGCCCAACAAACCCGTCAAGTGCTGGACTTTATTATCGGTTACGGCGTTACACCGCTCCTTTGGACGTGGCTAAAAACTGGCGCAAATATGAGTATGATTACGAGTACAAACAAGAACAAGAAACTGGTTCAATCTGCAGGACGGTGTCAAAGCCCGGCGCTTCGCATTATGCAAGAAGCATACAATGAAATGCGCGATGCCGCATCAAATCCAGACGTTCAATACAAGTCCGTCGGCTATTTTACAAAATTTAATATTCCGTTTACAATGACCGCGCGTCTTAAACCAGGACACGATGTGGATGCGTTTTTACGGTTTTATACTGAGGAGTCAGACACGCGACAAAACGTTGCAGCCGCTCACCGGTTTGAGCATTCACAACCTTCACTGGTGTCTTACAAACCACCGCCGCCTTTGAAGTCGACCACGTTACAACAACTCGGTAGCACTTACCTGCGTCTCACTCCAACCGAAACAATGGATGCGGCGCAACACTTGTACGAAGCGGGATACATTACGTACCATCGAACTGACTCCACTTGTCTCAGTCAAGAATTCAAAACGGTTGCGGACGACTTTATCAAAACCAATTGGAATACTTCATTTACACGTCAGCCCGCGTCTTCGACTGCGTCTGCGTCTGCATCTACGGCGTCTGAGTCCACGCGTGCAACTGCATCTGACCACGCTCACGAAGCCATACGCCCGGTAAACATTATAACTATCAAGTTACCAGAAGACCGCTTTGAAAAAAGTGAACAAGTATTGTATTCGTTGATTTGGATGCGTGCTGTGTGCAGCTGTATGTGTGACGCGACGTATGAAAAAATTACTGCAACTGTTACAGTTACTACAGTTACTAAAGAGATTAGCTATATGTATACGTATAACGCATACCGGCAAAAAGTTGCAGGGTGGCGTGCATGCACTGCGCGATATGGTACAAAGCTACAACCCAAACTAAATTGTGACAGTGATGGTGTGGATACAGGCGACGATACCCCCAACTCACAACAATCTTCCGACCATTTTACTTATTTACAGTCAATTGTACCAGGGTCGTCTCTTCCTTATAACAGTATTGAGTGTTATCCCGTGGTAGTAAACGCGTTTATTCCCTACACATATACAAAACTGTTGCACCGGTTAGAAAAAATGGGAATCGGTCGCCCTTCAACATTTGCGAGCATTATTCACACCCTAAAAAAGAGAGATTATATTTGTGAAACATCAACATCAACCTCAACCTCAGTCGATGACCAAGACGATAGTACATATACGTATACGTATAACAAATATAAAATAACAACACAAGGAACAATAACCAATGCTGTTACCGCAAAGTCGTTGAATAAAAAAAACAGCAAATCAAGTCGGCAGCGTGGAAACCAAATCCAGATAACACGGCACGGACAAGCCGTAATAGATGCGCTGTTTCCAACATGCGAACCCTTGTTGGCGTATCAATACACGAGAGAAATGGAAGAAACGCTGGATAACATTGCACGAGGCAACACGTACTGGGTAGACGTGTGCAAAAAATGCATGACCCAAGTAGATAAATTGAAACAAGAAACGGGTATAGTAAAAGTAACACCAGAACCAAATAGTTTCGGAGTTAGACGGCAAATTAACGAGCACGCCTCCATTCGCGACGGGAAGTTCGGTGGCGGCGCATACATTTATTTTCGGACACCTGCAATGAAAAAACCAAAATTTATCGCGTTGAAAGGGTTTCCGTACAATTACATGGAATGCGACGCGGCATTGCTACTGGATTGGATTGATAGATTTTGATTTTAAATACTAATCTACTGTACTTTCAAATATATCTGCAACAACTGGAAGGTGGTCGGAAGCAGTAGTATACATTGTATAACACGCTGTACGTATCGGTCGACTTGAAAAAATGAAGTCAACGCGTGTTAAATTCCATGTTGTAAAAAGTTGCGGAGGACTGGATGTTATGTCATTGTATCCATTATCAATCAAATACTGATATACAAGACCGTTATCTTTTGTAAAGTTGTTTCTTTGTAAGTATGCATATTCCCCGCCAAGGTCTTTATACTGATTTGGGTCAAACGTATTAAAATCCCCCATTATAATTATAACGTCGTTTTGACCTTTGCCTCTGACTGGTTCATATGTTTCAACAATATGTTGAATTTGATTCAATCGGGTTGTTTCGCTGGATACGTCCAAGTGGGTTCCAATAATATGATACGTTACATTGTTTATCTTAACTTTGACATAAATAAAACATCTAGTTTCTTTTACACCTTGATGTAGCCCTGAAACAGTCGTTGCGGCGGATAACGATTTTGTAAAAGTATAGGTCGTTTCGTCAATACTTTCGCATACTCTATCTGTTTCAGTCATCGGACAAATTGCGTCCTTTACTAACATTATGTTACCATAACTACTATTAAACCACGACGGTACCGTAGTACAGTTAATAACTTTTTTATATCCCATCGCTTCAAATCGTTCAAACATTGTCGAAATATCAAGTGTAATGTCTGGATTGATAACCACATGACTACCACCTACCAAAATTTCTTGTAAAATAATAACATCTGCATTTATTGACATTATGACATCCAACACTTCACGGTATGTATTTTTGTTCTCATAGACGTCAGTAAAGTAATGAACATTGAACGTAGCTAGTCTCAAAACTGCACCTGATGCTTTCGCTGGTATAGGTGGCTTTGATATTTGTTTTGTTGGTTTTTGTTTTGGTTTTCCATGTTCCACTAAAGATATAAACTTTTTTTTAAGCATTTCGGGCGAAGTTCCTCCATGAAGTAACATTTTTACTCTTCTCGAAACAGTTTTCATACGATGTTGGGTTCTTATTTTTTTACGACGACTGTGTCTGTGTTTATGATTGGTTTTTCTTTTCAACATGGTGTATGTTTATTAGTTGTTAGTTACTATATGCATACATATTTATAAATGGGTATAAAAACGAATATACAAGTACGTATGTATTATTTACATATATATGCATATCGTAGTCGACATTCGAGAACGGGCTTTGTTTGATGAGCTCAAGTATACTCCTCCTAAAACGTTAACAGATTATACTACAGAAGCCGCATCTCGAAAGTGTGGAATACACCTTGATGGTATAGATGACGGGAAAAGTGAACTCCTCATGCTGGAAGTTGACGAACCAAAAAACATGGTAGAACCACCTCCAGAGGCCGTGGTTTGCAAACATGAGTCGCATACGCTACTAAAAAAACGATTGGTTATTGGCGATGTTGCGCTTCGAGGTGAAATCAAAGATGGTGCGGCTGACGATGATGCAGATATCATTTTATTTGAACGGAAAACACTTACGGACCTTGCATCCAGCATTCGGGATGGCCGCTACAAAGAACAGTCGTTTCGTATGAATCAACACTGCGAGCTTTCCAATCATAACATTATTTATATTATTGAAGGCGACATGGCAAAGTTTACAGGTAAGGTAGTTGGCTCTAATCCAGTTACCAAAAAAGCGCTTTACAGTGCCATGTTTAGCATGATGTATTTAAAAGGATTTTCGGTATTCAGAACGGCCAATATTCGAGAAACAGCCGACCTTATTTTATACTTTGCTGACAAGTATGATGCGGTTCCGAAACAAAGTCGCGTGCCATTTTATTCAAATAAATGTACGAAAGATGCTACGTCTTCCGAGCCCCCAACGATAACAAAAGAGGCGGAAGAGTCTTATAGCAGTGTATTCAAACACAAAGAACGGTCTTCTCAAATCACGCCAGACAATATTGGAGAAATTATGATAAGTGCGATTCCGTTTGTGAGTTCTAAGACGGCAGCAGCAATTATGAGCGAATACAAAACGGTTTCGAGTTTAATTGATGCCATGAAAAAAGACAGAACTTGTTTGAATCACATTTGTACCGTTGGTCCATCCGGAAGTCGGAAAATAAGCAAGTTGTGCGTGGACAACTTGTTTAAATACTTAAATTAATTTAATTTCAAAAGTAATAATAATAATATAAAATAGTAAATAGTAAATAGTAAAAGTAAAAAAGTAAAATATACAAAAGATAAATGTTGTCTAATTTGTTGATTATTATCGTAATTCTTATCATTGGACTGATTGGATTCAATATGACCAAACACTCATTAACCGTACTTGAAGGAATGGTGGATAAGGAAAAGAGTAAAAGTGAAGGCGGTATTGTTGACATCGTCACCATTGCAAAAAATCAGTCGGAAATTACAAAAACGGCAGTTACAAACTTGAACATAAAAGAACACCGAGCGCACTACAACTCCATTCACGACGAACTCGAAAAGTGGGCGTCTGCGAAAATGGTAGACCAAGTAAAGGTGTTGGCTCATAAACTACAAAGTAATGCCGACATGGCAGAAGTTTCAAAAGTGATGAACGAAATCAATGCAATGAAAACATTCAAAACGGCTCTAGACGATTGTTCAAAGTTCATAGACACAAACTGAATTAAAAATACACAAAAATACACGTAAAAATAAAATTATATAAATATATGTTATGTATTTACATAATCGTAATTGATATTATTGAACCCAGCCATGTTCACCGTGTCGTCAACGTCGTCAAATTTACTAAACGTGACTGAACCGCCGCCGTCATTTTCATATAAGTTATATAACTGCAGATTGTGTGCGTTTCATACGAACAATAAAAAAGATTTTGAAAAACATTGTCAAACCAATAAACATGTGCGCAGGTCACAACAACCACAACCACAACAACCGCTACTATCTAAACCATTGAAACCTTCATGTTTGTTTCGCCACGCCAAAACCAATTCAACCGATGCAACCGACGCAACCGATGTTGATTACGATAAACCGCCTACATTTACATACTTGAATCATTATACTCATCCTCATCCTGAGACACATGTTCCCCAACCAAGCGATGCGTACTTGTGTCTATGTGGAAAACGGTACAAAAATATTCACGGCCTGCGGTATCATAAAAAAAAGTGTAACATTATTACACCCGAATTAGTAATGAATGTTGTGAATGATAACCAAGAACTGCGGAATGTAATCATGGCCCAAAATAAACTAATTATGGAGCACACACAAGCGTTTCAGCAACAAATCACAGACCTCATTCCTAAGCTGAACAGCGTAAACATGAACCATCAAGTGGTGGCATCAACCACCAACAACACTACAATTCATCACACCCACAATACCCAAAATACGTTCAACTTGAACATATTTTTAAATGAAAAATGCAAAGACGCGTGGAACATGAGCGACTTCATCGACTCACTCAAAGTTACTATCGACGACTTGATGATAACGCGGGAGCGCGGTATCGGTGAAAGCATCGGTCGGATTTTGGTTCAAGGGTTGAGTACGCTCGACGTGTACAAACGCCCCATTCATTGCACGGACTTAAAACGCGACACTATGTACGTGAAGGACAAGGAAGTGTGGGAACGCGACGAACAAAACATGAAAATCAAACACGCAATCGACCAGCTGACCTACAAACAAATTATTTCAGTTGATGACTGGAGGCAGACGAAGCCGAACTTGATGTACGATGATAAGTTGCAAACAGAATATAACACGGTGTTGTTGAAGGTGCTTACCGACCCGAGAGAAAAAGATGCTCGAAAAATTATAAAAAGTATTTCAAAAGAGACTGCGTTGGATAAAGAAAAGGTATTGTGTGTGTGAAAACTAAAAAAATTGATGTGTGTTTAATATTTAGTATGAGTATATAGTATGGACAAATTTATACAACACGACAATGGAAACAGAGGCACTTGGAGTGAATGTTGGAGACACTATCAACTTTTGGGTTCATGCATCAGATGAAAACTACACAGGTATTGTGGAAGAAATACTTACGCTGAATGGTTCGCTAAGTATGTTGATTTTGTGTGACGGCGACTACCGTATCGTTTCGTTGGCAAACGTGTATGGATTATCTGTGATTCGTCAACAACAATCCGACGAGGGTGATGAACCTCGCGAGAGTCATGATGAACGTGTGGGTCAGGCTGCGTCTCATGCCGGACACCAAAGCAACGAAGATGTTGTCATCGTTGAAGAAGAAGAAGACCAGTCGCCTATGTTGAGACGAGCTATTTCGGTTATAAAGAGTATACTTCCTCCTTACCCTAAACAGATTATTATGGAAGGTAATGAAGAAGAAGAAGAAGAAGAAGAAGAAGAAGAAGAAGTTACATGTCCGATATGTTTGGACTCAATTGATATGAATCAAAACGCAATGTCAACCGAGTGTGGCCACAAGTTTCACTTTACATGTATCATGAAAAACATGGCGGCAAATTCAGCCGCTCAAAAAGCGTGTCCGCTTTGCAGAGAACCTGTAATTCAGGGATTCAGTGTTACGAATGACGAAGAAAGTGAAAACCGTATATTCCAACGCTTGAGCCAAGAAACACATGAACTCATGTACCAGTTAGAACAACGGCGAATGATTTGCAACATGTTACAAAGTGAATTAATACGCACCGAACAAATGCAGCGCAGGGTACTTGACGCTCGACATGTTCTTCACCAGACAGCATTTCAAACTATCACTCAACATGCACAAGATGCTCATTTGAGTGAAACAATTACAAATTTGATTGCATCGGCTGCAAACAACAATATCCGAGAAAACTATGAAGAGCTGTACGAGTTTTATCATGACGAAATTCGAAATATGTGCTTCAATCTTGGTATGCGACTTCTTTGCGGGCATCGCGAAGAACTGGTCCAATCATCTGATAACCCAGTTCAACCACAACAACATCCCATAATAATTGACTGACCATAATAACGATACAATAAAAATAAAAATAAAAATTTCAATATTTTTATTTTTTGGACATTTTTGGACATTTTTGGACATTTTTGGACATTTTTGGACATTTTTGGACATCTAAAAAAACGTTCTAGGTTCTCCAAGACACGGATTTGGGGTTTTTTTTTAAAAAGGCCTTACCATCGATTTTTGAAAAAAACCTTTTTTTTTACAACCTTTTTATTAGACCTAGGTTCTCCAAGACACGGATTTGGGGTTTTTTTTTTGAAAACCTTACTTATTTTTTTTTTCGAAAAAAAGTACGGGCAGAGCAACTTTTTGGATACTGTTATGATAAACCATGCAAAAAACGCGTTTTTTGCATTTTTTCGCCACACTGAAAAATATTTTTATCTCAAGGGAGTTTTTTTGACATTTTTATTAATTTTCGTATGACGTGTCGTCACATTTTTTTTAATCGCAAAAATAAAATTATTTTTTTTTGTCATTTTTTGTGTCAGTCACGTTTTTGATAAGCATTAGACTGATTTTGTTTGCATGAATGATAACAAACGGTTTTTCGAAAAAAATGAAATTTTCAAAAAACAAAAAAAAACCCACTTTTTGGGGTTTTTCACCCAAAATGTCCATTTTTGGGTGCAGGTGGTCCGGTTTTTTGACTTTTTTCAAAAAAACATGAAAAAAGTGATTTTCCTAGAAAACGCTCTCATTTTCAAAAAAAATATTTTCGGTTTGTTACGATAAAAAAAAAATTTTTTTTTCCAAAACTTTTTTGGGGATCTTGATTTTGGACATTTTTTTCGAAAAAAAAATGTCCATTTTTGACTTTCGCAAAAACTTTTCCGAAAAATGGTTTTTTTTGATTTTTGGATTTTTGGATTTTTGGATTTTTGGATTTTTGGATTTTTGGATTTTTGGATTTTTGGATTTTTGGATTTTTGGATTTTTGGATTTTTATATATTTTTTGAAAAATTTTGAATTTACAAAAAATAATCAATACAGTTCAATGCAAACACTTATACCTGCCAGTACCGAAGCATCAAAAAGGTTACGCGTATTTATTTTCGGAATACCTATCGGGTCCGGGCACTTGTATACTTGCGCTTTTTTTGTAACCGTCAAATCCGAAGATGGCACGGTTATACTTATTGAATTGTCATTCGCGAGTGGAATACAAACGGTTACTGACCCCGATTCAAAAAGTTTTTGAATAGATGTGCGCACGCTAATCGTAATGTGGTTGTTTTCGTCAATGTACATGTATTCAGGAACATCGCAAATGTTGCACCTAACCACTAAGTCAGATGCATCATCTAGACGATAATATATTTCATTATGCCATAATGGAACTGTGAAATGCTTCGATTCGTATTCCAAGTCATATATTTTTTTATGAAACACGTCACTAAGGGTTGGGTTCAGCAAAACCACATTATCTGACCGCATCTTTTCGGAAACAATTTGAAACATTCGTTCAAGTGTTTCGGTTGGTAAGTGAAGTACATCCGCATACTCGTGCATAAACTCATACACGGAAATAGCGGTTGCTTTATCCAAAGTTTTCAAAAGCTTGTCATAATTGGACGAAATAATGTGAACAAGTGCAGCTTCGATGTCTGATGATTCTATTCCGCTTTTTTCCTTATCAAACATTGACCGAATGAAAAAAATAAATAATTCATGGTATGAATTAGACAGATGTGAAGTAGCCGGAGAAGGTGACGGGTTTGTTGTTTTCGTTTTCGACAGTAAGTAAGTGTACGCTTCATTTATTTTTTGAAATCGAGCAGTTGATTCAGGCGAATTTTCATTTTTATCGGGATGATGTTTGAGAGATTCGACGCGATACGCCTTGGTAATAGCGCTTACATCTACATCATTATGTAAGTGGTGATTAACATCCAAGCCTAATAGATGCAAAGCTTCTTTTTTGTTCATGTTTATCACGTTTTGTATAATTATAAACGAACTCTATTTATTACGTATCACTATTGTTTATTGTATGTGTATTGGTGGTTTTATGGTTTTATACGGAAGATACCAAATTTTCAACTTCCAATTTTTTGAATATATTTTTATCAAGCTTGTTTTTCAACTCGGTTTGTTCGCTGATTTTTGCGCGTGTGATTTTCAATTTTGACAATTTTTCGCAGTTCAACTGTTCACAAAGAGCGACGACGAATCCAATTGCAAGAGTAGCGCCAGTGTTCATTATTGCGATTTCAATGTTATTGGGCGAGGTTTTCATCCAATCATGGATGAAATGTATTACGAGACCACAGTCGGGTGTAGTTGGTTGGCGAGGTTGGATGATGATGTTGTTCAGGTCGTGTCTGAGTTGGGATTTTAACACATGCAATATCTCTCTCAAATATCGTGCCTGGTAACATATCGGAACATCTGAGTCGCCCACCATTGCATCATACAATGGCGAGTATTGGTCCGGTTGATTTGGACTGATTTGATTTCCATTCGGAATAAACCGTAACATTCTACTATTAAAGTTGTGCAAATAACATTCCCTTTGTGAGCTAATAAACCGAGGTATGCAGACTGCTTCCCGACATTTGAACAATTGTTGGACTTGTTGTTCCAGAATGGCCAACCGCTCTTTTGCTTCGCGCAGCTCAGTCCTCAATTCATCCACGACATGGTCGTCTTGCATGAGTGGTGGAACACTAGGATGAGGGGAGGCGGTAACGCGACTACAGTCAAACTCAAAAACCAGTTTTCCATTTTCAAGTTTCATTCGTCCGTTGCATCCGGTTTCAATTTGCGATAATAAATGGTGCGTCATTTATGTTTTTGTATACATGTGTGTAGTATGGTTGTGTCATTGTTTTATAAATCAATTTTATGAACTATTCTTTGCGCTGTGCACATGGTTAATCAACATAAACATGTATCGTTCTAAATGGTAGATAGGCCGATAATTGTTGTTGAACGTGTGCAAAAAAGAATACGTGTTTGTCATTATGTCGGTTAAAACGTTGGTATCAACCGTAATTTTATTGTCGTGCAAGTAGTGAACTAGTTTTACAAGTATGTACCATATGCAATTATGAATGTCCAGGTCGCATATCAGTATGTCGTATAACGCATCTCTGAATTCCAGTATCTGTATCGTGTCCGGCTTTATAATATATTTGAAAATACGGACGCAAGTTGTGGTATACGCCAAACGAAATGCGCTATTGCACTCAAGGTCACCATTTGGGTCGTCTATTGGACGGTTCAGTTTCAAACTCTTAATGTTTGAAATTTTTGGTAGGTCCGACGCGGTCATCGAATTTATAAAGCTAATCTGCTCTACCGATAGTGTAGGGGTACATGAGAGAATACACTCTTTGTATTGAGTCAAGCTGGGTCGTTTCATGTGAATGGTTTCACATGATTGAATAATATTCGTTGTTATAAAACTCAAGTTGTTGGTGATGATTACAAATGATATGTGAATTTTCGGATTATTGCATCGAAAGTAGCTATAAAACACATCCAATAATTCGCTGTGAATATTGTGGAAATTTTTACACATAATTACTCCAGAAGCATGGGGTCGCGTGGAAACAACATCAATAATTTGTGAATAAATTTCGTTCCATAATATTTTAGAGTTGCAACCAAGAATTGCCATGTTCACTTCAAAATGAATGTCGCTAACTTTGATATAAATAGGGACGTTTTCGTATTTTATCAACATTCGTTTTTCGTATTTCAGTTCACTCGGACTGTATTTTTTTATCAACATGAGTGATTGCGTATATTTACCCGTTCCCGGCGGACCATAAAAAATAGTGTTGGTTAGGTGGGTCAGCGGTGTATATTTTTCAAATATTTTTTCCAGTGAAGGATGCAAGTTATATTTTTTACAAGATTGTATGTATTCATCAAAGTGCGACTCCATAAATTTCATTTTTAATTGCTTACTAGATATATAACTATATAACTACGTATATGAACATCATTTTATTTAGATTTAAACGTTAAATACATAAATAAAATAGTTTACGTTAAAGTCAAAGTCAAAATTAAAATAAAATGTCCGTTTCAGAGACTGTCTTTATAATTCCAGATATCAATGCCGGAGGTTATGACATGTCAAATATTTACTTCAAAGAACACGCGTTCCGAAAAATGAATGTAACTAATAATAGTGAAACCGAGTATACATCAACCCATGTAACATACATAAATAATTCAGTTGTAATGAATGGATTGACCTTTTTATTCAATAAAAACGGTAAAACCAATCTGGGTATTATCCCAGTAGACAAAGTGATTTCGTACGCAATTTGCATAGAAGCTGCCCTGCTAAAATTATATTCGGAAACGTATAGAGTTATTAATAAACGAGTACTCTATTCTATAAATGATGACATTTTGAGAATGGGATTTGAAGAGAATGATGATACTTGTAAAAAAATTGGTTTGTATATTGTTGGAATTTGGGAAAACACATTAGAATATGGCTTGGAATATAAGTGGCTTGAGTTTACCCATCCGTTGTAAAACTGGATAAAAGCACTTCTATCCAACCATTCATCACGCCGGTAAATAGTGCACATATAATTGTCAACCATGCTATCATTATCATATTCGGTATGTCTTCTTTTTTGCATCGTAGTAACATTTTTGACAATAAAAATAATAACCCAACCGTGAGACTCAGTATAAAAGTGGAGCCAATTGAAAAACCCAAGTATGTAGGCGGAACTTGATTTGTATTTATTTTTTTCCTAAAACTATACGTTTGTACAATTGTCCAAAGTGTAACAATGAGTACAGATAAAAACGGAATTGAATAAAAAATTACACTGACAGAGTCTCTTGCAGATTCCAATACATTTGACACAAATCGACGCGTTAATACAGATATAATCGTAACCCATAAACAAATTATCCAAAATAGTGACCATCCATATGTTGCAATAATTGTATCAGCTTGTCCGTTGATTTTATTAGAATTTGTTCCGGTTGGATTGTCGACCGTAGGAATTGACGGGTCTGATTCCGGTTTATTGGACTGCACTGCTTGAACGATTACTTTTATAGTCATTGCTAGTCCAATCAACGCCGTGAAAATGGTAATACTTCCATCAAACTCCGATTTGGAAGTGACTTCGTTTGATGACATTTTTGTATTATTTACTACTTACTATACTTACTATACTTTCTAAAATAAAATTAATAAAAAAAATAAATGTGATTATTACCTATTCTGATTTTGGCGTCACCTTTATTTTTTTTTTTCATTTCCATAGCTCATACCGGTTTCCTGTTTATTTTTGAATTTCAGGATTCGAATTCAAACATGTTATTTTTAATAAATTGTACTTCAGATGAAAGAGTCGTTACGATTGAGTGTATTTCTTGAATGGATTTAATTATTGTATCCAGTTGCATTTGCATAGTGTTTGGCAATGTATTTGTATTTACTACATTTACACCCGTTCCTTGAGTTGATGAAGTCGAAGGTGCCTTTTTAAGTTTATTGAAAATGCTACCAATTTCTAATTCGGTGTCAGTGGGTGGGGGTTCAAATGACACCGTTTTTTTAATTGGATTGTTTGGGTTTGGAGTGGGGGGAGAAGACTGCTGAGGTTGAATAACTTCAAGTTCTCTTTCTCGGGCGGCTAATGCATCTTTTATCAGTTGGTCCATATTGTCGCCAATTGGGGTATCATCATTTACATTTTTATCGGAAAAGTCGATTTCGGGCGGTTTTTTAAGTACAAGAAATGCGTTCATGTCGTTTTCAAGTACCTTTACCTTTGAAGTAATATCCTTGATTCTAGCTTCTTGAATATCGGCTGATTTATACAACGTAGAATGTGTTTTGTATTGAGCTACATCTTTAATTACACGTTGAATAACGTCTTTATTTAAGTTTGACAGCGTTGCCGAAGAAGTATTTTGCGCATATGTATTGATTGTAGTGTGTATTGCAGTTTCAAATAACGTTATAATGGGTTGCATAGACTTTTCACTAAGACCCGAAAATACTTGTTCTTCGCTTAATAACGACCATAATAACGCTTTGTTTTCATTGCTGTTTACTTCTTGAATAATTGTTTGCCATGATGCGGAAGCCATTTTATTTAATTTAATTTTAACTTGAAGCATAATTGAAATAAAATGATTTTTTTAAATATTTATTTTTTAATAACCAATAACACCAATCGCATATGAAATAAAAATAAAATTGGAATAAAACCGTTTAAAGATTATACAACTTATTTGTACAGATAACATATAACTACATATACACTTTAAAAATATGAGCATTGATTCAAGTTCACCTTCCGCTGGAACAGTCGCCGCACCATACAGCGGCCGAGTAAAGTGGTTTAATAACAAGTACGGATATGGTTTTGTAACTGTCATGAAGGCAGACAACAGCAAGTCTGAAAATGTACCTGTGAATACAGACGTATTTGTTCATCATAGTGAAATAAATGTGTCGAGTGACCAGTACAGATATTTGGTTCAAGGCGAGTACGTTGGGTTTGATATTGTGAAAACAGCAAATAAGAATCATGAATACCAGTGTGCAAAGGTGAAAGGCATGTACGGCGGTCAGCTCATTTGTGAAACTCGAAATGAAGCGCGGTCTCAGTACAATAAATCGCAGCAGTCACACGAGTCAAACATTGAGTCATCTTGCTATGGCGATGGTGTTGATGAGTGCAATAATCGTGAAAAGAGTGGGAGTCGTCGATTTGAAAGTGTTAGGGGCTCGCAAGAGGATAGACCTAGAGGTGGAAGAGGCGGACGGGGTCGTTTTTAAAATTTTAGGCGTTGTACATACGTAATGTGCATCATACTATTGTATTGTAAGTAATTATAGAACATAAAACATAAATATATATCCTATAATTATAACTATAGACACAATACGCACCAACACATCCATGGAACAAAAAGCAACCTCTACGTATGCGAACAAGTTTTCAACAAGTCAGTTGAATTTCAATTTGAATAACTCGCATCAACTTATTCCGAGGGACCAAACATTTGTTCTTGATAGAAAGTTAATTACGGTTCATTCAGAAGACAGAGATATTCGTCAGTGGCCAAATGCAAACATGTTCGAAGTGCAACTGCCAACCACGTACACTAGCGTTTCTACAATTCAGCTTGTGGAATGTAACATTACAACCACAACCTTTACATTTAGCCGTGAGTACCAAAATACAAAGTTTTCATTCAAAGTGTTTCCGGAACAGTATACGAATCCAACCGCAGTTGAAGACTTGGCGTATTACTACATGAACAATGGCCCTCCACCGTCTACGGGACGAGGAAATACGTACTATGCTGAAATTTCGGAAGGGTTTTACCGTCCCGAGCAACTCGCAAACGAACTTGAGTTTCAAATGAATCGAAGTGTCGCAAACTACCTGATTACACGGGACGAGTACGTTGACCCGACGGACCCGAACCCTCCTCCTCCATTGTCAAGCATATTTCGAACGGTGAGTAAGGATGTGTTGTACCCGTATTTCCGCGTGAAGTATGACCCCGTCACCCAACAAATTTGGTTTGCAAACACGCACGATGGGTTTGAACTACTATTTTCAGAGCAACAAGATTACGTGGACAATTCTCCCATTGACCCATTGGTTCGAAATGCAAAATGCGACCAGCCGCTGGTATGGAACTACGGCATGAATTGGGGACTGCCGTTTTATTTAGGTTTTGCTAAATCAAAGTATCGAGCTACACATGCCATTGAAAATGAGCTGCATTTTGGTTCGTTGAGACCCACATTATGGATTTCCGGAGAAAACGCGAAGGGGGGCAAACTATTTTATGTCAAGGCGCCCAATATTTTGGACATTTATGGAAACACTGCAATTTATATGGAAGTCGAAAAAATGAACTCGTGCGATGAAATTGCGCCGTACCGCAGCGCCACAAACGGGCTTCGTACGGACTATAACGGTACCGTGAATTCATATTTTGCCAAAATCCCATTAACGCTGAATGCGGAAGGTACTGGATTTTCAGCGTCAAATAGTTACATGTACTTGTACAATATTGCGCAATTTAATCCAGTGGTAGATAAACTGCGCCGACTTAAAATAACAATGCGGTATCATGACGGCCGACTGGTGGATTTTAAAGACACCAACTTCAATTTTACCATTTCCCTAGGCCAGATTCATGACGAGATTGCTCGAAACTATGTGTTGCGCATTCCACCTAAATTTTAATATTGTAAATGGAAATAAAAAGTAGAATTAATTAAAACACATAAAGTATAGTATTTTCACTTATTTTACTTTATGCCAGTTATACTTGAAATTGTCTTTGGAATTCTAGGAGTAGCCATCGGAGGAACCTGCTATGCAAATCGTAAGAAATAAGAAATAATCCTTTCTTGTATAAAAATATAGAACAAAAATATAACATATAGAATACAGAATACAACGATGAACAGTTGTTATTTAGCAGGAACAGTGGGAGTTGGGCTTTTGGGAGCTACATTTTACACAATGACCGCGCAGCCGGTTGCCAACGAGTACCGGTCCAAACTAAAACAAGCGTCGCTCGATGCGTATGACAGAATTGTAAAAGAGCGCAGCACAATTTACTTTCAAGGTCTTATTTTAGGTTTAGTGGTTTCATACATTGTTTTATTTCGCGTTTCGCCAACGAAGCAAATCACCAACATGTTTTATCGCGTGACATTGTCGCTCGCAATTGTAATTCTAGTTTCATCCGCGTATTATTGCATTTCACCCAAAAGCGACTACATGTTGAACCATGTTACGAGCGGCGAAGAAGCCAAGGCATGGCTTGAAATGTACAGGACCATGAAACACCGTTATGTTACCGGGTTCATTCTAGGGTCCTGTGTTGCAATTCCACTTGTCTATAGTTTTTGTTAACTTTTACTACTAACTAAGCCCTCGGAATTTTCACTCCCAGTACTGTCTGAATCTTGTTAACGTGGGCAGCGTTGTATACGCAATTGCCTCCGCGCTCAATTTCGGAAATGATGGACACATCCATGTTACATTTTTGCGCCAGCTCTTTTTGAGTCAGTTTTTTTTCACATCGCGAAACGCGCACCGCGTCCGAAGTTGCTTTGGCGATGTATTTTGTTTTTTTGGAGTCATCGTCGGCGGTGGAAACGGGTTTGGATATTGCGGCAACTACTGCAGATGCAGAATTTGCGGAAGAAGATGCTGTGGAACTCGCAGTAGTCGATGCCGACGCAGGATGGGGCATTGATGCTGAGCGCCTTTTGTTCATACTGACTGGAGTCCAGTCCTGACAGTCCGGCACTTGCGGTTCTGGAGTGCTGTATCGATTTTTCGACATTGGTATGTGGTATGTATGATTTTGTACAAGTTCTATTTTTATTTTTATATTTTTATATTTTTATATGGTTTTAGTTGTTTACAAACGAAACAAACGAAACAAACGAAATCTAAAAATAAAATAATAAGTAAAAAAATGAAATAAAACAAATAACAAAAGTAGTAGTAGTAGTATATTCACACATATTCACACTTATATTCACACATTAAATAATGGACCTTGACAGCTGCATGGACCAGGACATGTGGGTTGTAAAACGAGATGAGTCTTTGCAGGCGGTGTCTTTCGATAAAATTTTGAACCGTATTAAAAATATTGGGATACTCGACCCAAAAAAATCAAAGCTGAATGGCGTAAATTATACGGTACTTGGTATGAAAGTAATTGACCAGCTGCACGACCGAATTCGCACTACCAAAATTGATGAGCTCACCGCTGAACAATGCGCAACTATGGCAACCACTCATCCAGATTACTTGACGTTGGCCGGAAGAATCATTGTGTCCAACCACCAAAAGCTCACCAGCTCCAATTTTAAACACGTCATTCATTTGTTGTACAGTTATACAGACTCAAACGGAATATGCACGCACTTGGTGTCCGATGAAGTGTACCAGTTTGTAAGTGAACATGGTGACGAGCTGAATACAATGATTCAGTATGAACGCGATTTTGAAATCGACTACTTTGGTTTCAAAACGCTTGAACGAGCGTACCTCATGAAGGGCGCAGGTGGTATCATTCTGGAACGTCCGCAGCACATGTGGATGCGGGTGGCATTAGGAATACACGTTCCTAAATCCACGCTGGACGAGTACTGCGATGCATCCAGTACCGAAAGCGTTCGCGACTGTTTGAACCGGATTCAAGACACGTACTACATGTTGTCCATGAAGTATTTTACTCACGCCACACCCACCCTGTTCAATGCGGGGACTCCGCGATGTCAATTGAGTTCGTGCTACTTGGTGGCCATGGAACAAGACAGCATTGAAGGCATTTTTGATACGCTGAAAGAGTGCGCAATTATTTCCAAGTACGCCGGCGGTATTGGGTTGCACGTGCACAATATCCGGTCCACAGGAAGTTTCATTCGCGGCACAGCCGGTGTGTCGAACGGACTTGTGCCCATGCTGCGCGTGTTCAATAATACGGCCCGGTACATTGACCAGGGCGGAAAACGAAACGGCAGTTTTGCAGTCTATGTTGAACCGTGGCACCCCGACATTGAAGGCTTTTTGGATATGAAGAAAAACCACGGGGACGAAGAAAGCAAAGCGCGCGACTTATTTTACGCGCTGTGGATTCCTGACTTATTCATGCAACGTGTTATGGCAAACGAGTCATGGTGCTTGTTTTGTCCGGATGAATGCCCTGGTCTCTACGAATCGCATGGCGAAGCGTTCACGGAATTGTACACGCGGTATGAAGCTGCAGGCAAACAAAAAAAGCGCGTTCAAGCCAGAGATATTTGGTTGAAGGTGCTGGACAGCCAAATGGAAACGGGGACGCCATACTTGTTGTACAAGGACGCTGCAAATGCCAAGTCAAATCAGCAGAACTTGGGTACCATTTGCAGCAGCAATTTATGTGCTGAAATCATTGAGTACTCCGACAAGAATGAAACCGCGGTATGCAACCTGGCTAGCATTGCATTGAACCGGTTTGTGTGCTGTCATGGCGGCGATGACGCTGACGGTGGCGCTCCGTTCTTTGATTACGAATATTTGCGTAAAGCGGTAGCAACGGTTACGCGGAACTTGAATCGCGTAATTGACATCAACTTTTATCCCACCGCGAAAACCAAAACAAGTAATTTGAAACATCGACCCGTTGGTATTGGAGTTCAAGGGTTGGCAGATGTATTTTTGATGATGAATGTTGCTTTTTACAGCGAAAAAGCGTCTGAATTGAACCGGCTTATTTTTGAAACCATGTATTACGCTGCCCTCGAAACGTCCATGCAACTTGCGCGTGAGCGCTATGAGGAAATGGCACACGCCCATATTGATGGATTTTTGAATAATTTGCCAGAAACGGCAGGAGCGTATGACAGTTTCGAAGGGTCCCCTGCTTCCAAAGGCATTTTACAGTTTGATATGTGGAATGTGGTTCCTACTCCAGGTCGATATAACTGGGATGGGTTGAAAAAAGACATTTGTCGCTACGGCATTCGAAACTCGTTGCTTATTGCATTAATGCCAACTGCTAGTACGTCTCAAATTCTAGGAAATAATGAGTGTTTTGAACCAATTACTAGTAATATTTATACTCGCAGGACGCTTGCAGGAGAATTCATCATGGTGAACCGGTATTTGATGGCAGATTTGGTAGCACTTGGTGCTTGGAATGAACAAGTGAAGCAATCCATTGTGAAAAACAAGGGCAGTGTGCAACATTTGACCCTTCCCGGATTCGATGAGCACCTGAAAAATAAGTACCGCACGGTTTGGGAGATTCCAATGAAGCACTTGATAGACATGTCCGTGGATAGAGCTCCGTTTGTGTGTCAAAGCCAGAGCTTGAACTTGTGGGTGGAAGACCCTAACTACAACTTGCTGACCTCAATGCATTTTTATGCTTGGAAAAAAGGATTAAAAACGGGAATATACTATTTAAGGAGAAAGGCAAAACATCAGGCGCAACAGTTTACGGTTGCGGCAGATACGAGTACAAGTTCAAATGCAAACACCGAATGTGAATTGTGCTCGGCGTAGATAGGCGTAGATAAAATAAAATATAAAAACCTATTCATTTTTAAATGTATATATATAGTATAAATAAAGTGTATAAAGTAGAGAGATATGTTTTTTGGATTTTCGCGTAAACTGCGCGGTTTGAATCGTCGCAAACGTAAACGTAGCAACAAGCACGGCAAACATAACAAACATAATACCCGTGTGAAACCCAAAAATAAATTCCCAACCAAAGAAAATGTACGATTCAAAATAGAAGAGATTGATGAAACCCCAACTACAAACACAATAAAAACTGTACGTACAGAGTCTTTAACACCAATCGTATTGAGTGATAGTGAATCGCGGCGTTCACAAATTCAAAGAAAAAAGACAAGAAGTGTAAAATCGCGAACACCAACACCGTATCCTCGAGAATCCAATACTACATATACCCCACGCAATAATGACCAGTCGCGACGTGATGTCTCAACTCGCCAATTGAATACGAGTGGGGACGTAGTCCTGTTTTTTATGAATATGTTGACAACTGTGAAATTGTACCACTGGAAAACAATGAATTATGCAACGCATAAAGCGACCGACGAATTGTACGAAGACTTGAACAAGTACGTTGACGAATTTGTTGAAGTAATGATTGGACACAAAGGCGGAGTACGAGCCACGCTTCCGAGGACAAATGTAAAAATATACGACTGTGCGTCAAAAGAAGAATTCAGTCGAAAAATTGAAGAATATAAAGAGGTTTTAGTAGGATTTACGTCCAGGTTTGGCGGTAAGAAAAATAGCGACTTGTTGAACATACGCGATGAAATACTTGGTGCACTCAATAAAAGTTTGTATGTAATGTCATTCAAATAATTTTTTTCATGTTATAAAATATAATATATATATGGTTCGAACAAAACGAATAAAGCATCAAAAACGCAAAGTTTACCGTCGTAAAACACGCGGTGGACAGCTGCCTCCCCACTTAAGAGGTAAATCGTTACCAAATCCACATTTCCCGTTGCATTTAAGAGGCAGGCCATTACCAGAAGTGCCAAATCCAAGTCCTGAACATTCACCTATTCATGTTTCGCCACACCCGCCATCACCTTTGTTTAGACGTCCTTCTCATCCACCTCCAATAAGTACAAAACTTAGTTTTTCACGGCACGTCAAGCAACCAGGTAATCTTCGACGTACAAAATCTGCAAAATTGAAAAAATTTGCACAAGAACAACAAAGGATAAGTGATATACTTCATCGTGGTTCCCGCGTAGTTGATGATGCGGACTTAGAAAGAGACCTTAAACAATATTAACCTTAAAGTATATTTGAAATGTATTAGTCTTTATCTACACGATGAACATCCCCCTGACCGTGTTGATTGTGCAATATACTGCAAGTTTCGAATTCCATCAAAAATGGTTGGAGGTGTCGCTTTTGTGTTTAAACTCAAATTTACAGTTGTTGTTGTTGACATGTTTGGTTCATTTCGTATAGAATACGTGAACAACATTTTATTTTATGCGTATAACATAATTCATTATTATAAAATAAATAATTATGTTATAATAAAAATACAAATCATGTCATCATCGGTTCAACATGAAGAAAATGCAATGAATGAATTTCATGCCAATGTCCTAAGCTTTTATAGAAAAAAAAAGGAATTTGAAGATGAAATAACAAAGATTTTAGAAATGAAGAAGGCTAGAGGTCAAGTCTTGAATAAAGATGAGCGTAAACAGATTCGCATGGGTAAATGCACAACGTGTAAAAATCCAGGCATGACGTTTTCAAGTACCAAACATGAACTTCGTATTGAGTGTAACACCAATCCCAATTGTAAAGTCAATCAAGTGATTCGACGACCCGTATTTGAAAACATTGAAACTCGAATGAACGATGCAAAGAGAGATGTGGATGCGGTAAAAGAAGAAATCATTCACTTGAAGTTGAATTTATTGTTTGGCTATGCTTCAAATGATGACACACTCAGTTCATTCAATAAACTTCAGACACGTATGAAGAAAACATTCGATGCATATGACCAGCTGCGGATGCAATACTATGACATTGTTTCAAATAATGAAAAACTGAAACAATTACAAGGAGTAAATGACGCAATTTCGGATGCAATCAATGAGATAAAAATGAATTTATCTTCGTCATCTACAGGCGCAGGTGCAGTTCAAGTAACTGATAGGATGGTTCAAGACACTGTACGAGTATACATTGATAGGCTAATTAAATTACTTGAATTACAAGAAAAACTGAAATATTCGATGAGTGAGGTTGTACCTGACGAACATGAAGGTTATGGCATTGACACAAACATTTGGCGGAAACGCATGAATCGTGTACCGCTTTCGCTAAGTGACTTGATAATACCATTTAGTGTTTCAAGTCAAAGTAAGAGAGATTAAATATGTTGCTAATTTGTTTTTAAAAAACACTGAAACGGATTACATGAACATTTCATTTTTGTAAGTGGCATAACACTTATTGATACTAATTTAAATGCCGTATCCAGTAGTCCAATTGCAGTTGTTTCATCTTCTCCATTCAAACAGAGCACAAGGACGCACTTGATAATAAAATAAAGAAAAAACATAACTGCTTCTCCTGATATAGAAACGGTACTATCATGTGATACCGATGAATCATTGAACAGTGTAATAATATTATAAACTAAATTTAAAAAATGATTTGCATCGTTCATATCGATTCGTCCATCTGCCATAATATCTTGAAATGACTTCTGTAAAATGGTAGTAAGGGTAGTACGAGATGTATCTAATGCAATGTAATTCCGAATTTTACTCATCTCGGTTTCAGGAATTTTAGTTTGTATTTCGTCATATACTTTACTTATCTCACTTATAACTATGTTCGGTTTATTCAACATGTCGTTCAGTTTGGCTCGAAGTCCGGGAATATTTAATACCAAATTAAATGTTATATCCTTGACAGAGTTGAAGAGAACATCGGTTGAAATAACATTATTACTATCGTTGTTGTTACTGTTATTCTGTTGCTGTATGCTTTCTACAACAACGGTAACTAATTTTTCTGGCTTGATTTCCGTTAGTGTTGTGGTTGTTGCTGTTGTTGCTGTTAAAAGGTTTGGAACACTTGGAATGACGACTTCATTTTGCATTTTTATTGTGTTTTTGCGTAGACGTTATTGTTTATATTCTATACTCTATATCTATATATGTTTATACAGATATATAATTTAAATTATTTTATGTTTTAGAATCGAATAGTGCCGCCGACCATTCCGCCAAAGCTAGGTCTGCCAGACCATCCGCCATTGACTTGGCCTTCGACGAATACGCTTCGGTTTGGCCCGCCAACAGTGACACGACCGGTGCCACCATATCCTTGGTTATTGGCGTTAAATGAACCCGAAAATCCAGCAGGGGATGTGCGTGGATTGGGGTTGGGAATATGAATTGTTTGCATTTAAAGTAAAGAGTGTAGATGTGCGAGGGAGGGGTTCAAAGGTTTTATATAATAAGTAATATATTTTTTTTTATATTAATATTTGTTAATATATATGTATTATATAATAGACATTCGATGTTCGACTACATTTCATTTCCAATATTCTTAATAAGCCTAGCGGTTGGATTGTTTTATGTTTACGTAATTGCTCCGTCCCCGCATGTTATTGTAGTGTATCCAACTCCTGAAAACAGCAAGGAGTTTCAATTCAAGGATGGAACCAATAATTGTTTTGAGTACGACCCGGTTGAAGTAAAGTGTCCCAGCAATACCGCGCTTATTAAAGAAATACCGATTCAACGAACCGTTTGAATTGAATTAAAATCGTTTAAATATTATACTACGAATACACAAATACATACGCATTATTGTATTCTATATTTGTATTTGTACAAATGTCATCTGTATCAACAACAACTGTGCTGAGCATTGACGTGGGTATAAAAAATCTCTCATTTTGTTTGTTACGAGTAAGCCACGAAATTGAAATTTTGAAATGGAATACCATAAATCTGAATGAACCGATACCTCCTATTTTGCCAGTTGTGCAACAGCAGCAGCAGTATTCATGCACAACAAAACTCGGATGCAAGTTGAAACCATGTTATGCATATCATACTATCACGGGTACGCAATATACGTGTAAACGACACTATAAAGGTAGCCCAGATGTTGCATCGCGACGAGTGTTTGATGAAAAACCAACATACGTTTCAAGGATGATGAAAACGTTTACCATGGAAAAACTGAGAGATTTCTGTAAATCGAGTCTTGACACGACGAGTAACGATGCTCATGGTCTAGATAAAATAAAAACCAAAACGGAATTACGAGAAAAGGCACTTGATATATTGAAGACGACCTACGTGTACTCTCTTGAAATATATGGTGCATGTATGAACCTGGACCCTGCCGAAAAAAATCCAGTTAACTCTTCTATTCCAAGCATTCAAAGTAAAAACAGTGCGGCGAGTACGGTATCTCTCGTTTTTGTTGGATACAATCTTATGAAAGCGTTTGATGCATTGTTTTATGCAACAACGGCAACCACAGATGCGGAACATATCAATATCGATACCGTGGTTATTGAAAATCAAATAAGTCCAATTGCAAATCGAATGAAAACTGTGCAGGGGATGATTACGCAGTACTTTTTAATGCGTGGCATTGACAAGTCTAAAATAATTTATTATTCATCTGTTCAAAAATTGAAGGTTGCACCATACCATTTTGTGTTTCATGCAGACAACGAATCTGAGAACGGTGATGATAATGTGGATGACATTCAGACATATGATGAACGTAAAAAAGCAGGGGTTGCATGTGTACGTAAAATACTTTCCTACGCTAATTCCAATTCCAAATTCAATCCGAAAAAAATATCTGATATTCCAGTTTCAGGCCCATGTCCAAGCACTCCTAAAACTCCAGATACTCCAGGTAGTCCTAAATTATTTACAATTCTATCTGGTTCATGGTTGCAGGTTTTTGAAAAACATGGTAAAAAAGATGACATGGCTGATTCGTTTTTACAAGGTATTTCTTATATTATCAAAAATCACCATCCCCAAATACAAAAAATATAAAAATTGATTGTAGTATGAGTTGGTTTGATAATTGAACCTGAACCGAATCGTGAAAATGGAGGATACCAATTCCAGTTCTATTTCATATTCATCTTCACTTACTGAAGAATCAATTCCCACATTGGACTCATGTTCGCAGTCTAGCCTGGACATATGTATGTCATCTTTGGACCCGTGGGAACATATTTTAAACTGCCAAGAGATACCTGATATTTGTAACAGTAGTGACATATTAATAACGTCAAAACAAATTAAAGAATGCAAAACCACATGGGCCGGTTCAGTTACGCAGCAGTTTGAACCAAGGTTGCTTGCGTACCAAATCACTGCAGACACTCGCCCTGCAATATTTCGAAAGTATGGTATTTCAATTCTACCGGTTCGAAATGGGCAGTACATGTTGACAAAAAATAAAATATATCAACGATTGGACTATACGCAAGTTGAAGTCGTCATGCTAACAGTTGATACCACTTCAGTACTTCTGTCAATTGGAGACAGCGAATCTTCGCTCATTGACAGGCTTCGCTATAGTGGAGTATTTGAACGCGAAGAGTTTTTGAATGAACCTATCACCCACGGTTCACTGTTGAATGGTCGACATCGATGCAGCTTTGATATGCAGTTAGGAGAAACAAGTTATTCCATAAAAGGGGTTCAATACGAAATTGATTCATGCTTCGAGTCAGAGAACAAAATACTTATTATCGAGTGTAAAAATACAAACTCGCCATTTGACTCATTCAATATCCGTCAGCTGTATTTCCCGTATCGTGAAATTCTTGAAAAAACATTTGGAAAAAAGGAAATCATATGTTTATTTATTCACAACTGCATGAACCTTGTACACGTTTGGAAATATCGATTCGAGGTTCCCACGCGAATGGACAGCATTGTACTGTTAGGACATTATATGTTTAAATTTCCAAATGTCAATGTCAGTGTCAATGTTAACAATTCGTAATAAGTACTTCAGTTGTTCGAGTCCCCGGGTCCTTTGAATGAATGGCTCGCTTACAGTTGATTTTTTTTGTAGAGTAAGCAGGCGACGGGAACATAGATGTCACCATTTCAACGTCTGCATTGCTCATAAGAAATTTTATATGTTTTGCAGTAAACTGGCTGCAGGTATGAAATAGCTCTTTATGACATTCAATTCCAAATCCAGAATAGTTGTATGACACGAATGAAGTTTTATTTTCGGCTGCGTAAGGTGGGTCAATATAAATAAAGTCTCCAGCAGATGCAGTGAGTGTGATTGCGGTTTGGAATGAGCAGCACGTAAATATTACTGGCTGTATGAGTTGAGAAACTGCACGAATGTGTACTTCATCCACTGTAAATGGTTGTTTGTAGTGCCCGAATGGTACGTTGAACCCATTAGGTCCTTCGCGATAGACCCCTCGAAAACACGTTTTGTTCATGAACAGCAGCATAGCGGATGCTGCAGGAGTCGCTCGTTGTTCTTCACTGAGGCAATTGAACCCGGACCGTATCCAGTAGTAATATGATTCTCGTGCAAGTCTAGCCTCTTGAATTGTTGACGGCTTTCGGTTTATCGGTTCATCACCGGGTCCTGCTTTTTCAGGGCATGCATTGTACTCATTCGCAATTGATATCAGTTCAGAAATGACCGCATCCGGCGATGACTGCACGTTTGTATAGAACTGAATAAGGTCCTTATTTATATCACTTGCGTATATCTTTTCTGAAACTCGGATGTTTGTAGATGAAAGCATAGCCAAAAGCACGCTTCCTCCACCTACAAATGGTTCATGATAACTGTTTATCTCCGCGGGAAATAATCCAATGACTTCGTGTATAATTTGGGTTTTTCCACCTACCCATTTCAATAGCGGTTTTACACGAGACGCTGCTGCCATAACTGTGGGTTACGACGTTTAGTATTTTCAACTTTAATACTTGACTGGTTTAATATTAACAAATTTTCAATTTTATGTTAAAAATAAAAAAAAATAATTTACAACATTCTAAGTGGAGTAAACTATTTAAACGTAACCATTTAATATATTAAAGTATTAAACGAAAAATCGTATATACGCAATCCACGTTATTATCAAGATATTCGGTTACAATGCAAGACAATAAAAGTAACCCTGAAACACTTCCCACTGAATTTTCAGTTTGGGAAGACCTAGAAGAAATGAATATGCAGCTGCTTCGCGGTATTTACGCGTACAATTTCGAAAAACCAAGTTATATCCAACAAAAGTCGATTCTTCCGATATTGAGAGGTAGAGATGTAATTGCCCAAGCGCAGTCCGGTACAGGTAAAACAGGCGCATTTGGAGTTGCAACCCTGCAGCGAATTGACCCAGATGCTAAAAAAGATGTGCAAGCGCTTATATTAGCACCAACCCGTGAGCTTGCCAAACAAATTATGGAGGTGGTTACCGGTCTTGGAAGTCAAATGTCAAACTTGAAGGTTCAGCTTTTGATTGGTGGAACATCAACTGACGAAGATGCAAAGTTTTTGAAAAATGAACAGCCGCAAATCGTGGTTGGGTGTCCTGGTAGAGTATATGACATGATACGACGAAAACACATCAATCCTAAACAAATCAAATTATTAGTTCTGGATGAAGCCGATGAAATGTTGTCGGAAGGATTCAAGGACCAGATTTACAACATCTTTCAGTACTTGCACAACGATGTGCAAGTGTGCCTGTTCAGCGCCACCATGCCGGTTGAACTGCACAATTTGACTGAAAAGTTTATGAGAAACCCTGTGAAAATATTGGTGCAAGCGGAACAGTTGACCTTGGAAGGTATTTGCCAGCACTACATTGCTCTAGACGACGACGAAACGAAATTTGCAACTCTCCAAGATTTGTATAAGACGTTATCTATGTCCCAGTCAATTATTTATTGCAACAGCGTCAAACGCGTGTCAGACCTAACAGAAGCCATGGTGCTCAAAGGGTACCCAGCATGCTGCATTCATAGCGGTATGGACAAAAGTACCAGAGATGACGCATACGCAAATTTCAAGTGTGGCAAATATCGCGTATTAATTTCATCTGATGTGACTGCACGCGGAATCGACATTCAGCAGGTCAGTATTGTCATTAATTTTGACTTGCCAAGAAGTGTGCACACGTATTTGCATCGTATTGGACGGTCGGGAAGATGGGGCCGAAAAGGAACCGGTATTAGTTTTGTTACCCCGAGAGATACAAAACAACTCAAAGATATTGAGTCGTTTTATGGAACGGTCATTACGGAGCTACCGCTGACATTTAAAACGGAATAGTACATTAGTACATTATCAAACTTTAACAAGTGGGTCACATTGTTTTCCGTTGCATGTAATATTGTTGCTATAAAGTTGAGCAAATCCGCACGTGTTACATGTAAACACTTTAAAACGATTATCTAAAATTTGAAATCCTAATAGGGTTTTTAATTTTGTTCCCATAGTTAGGGTTTTTACGGTAAATGTGCCTTTTCCGCACTTTGTACATGACAGTGTGTGGTCATTACTCACGTTGGTTGAGTACCTAATTTTAGGACTTACAATTGCGTTTCTTCCTCCACGTTTACTTGTTTTGGTTTTGGAATGCTTTGAGTGTTTACTATAACGCTTCGATTTTGATTTTGATTTTGATTTAGGATACATACTGTATATTAGTTATTAAACTGTTGAAGAGGAGGAAGAGTTAAAGAATGTAACTATAAATTATGTGGCTAAAAAAAACGAATACACTAAAATAAAATAAAATAATAATGTATAATACACATTTTATTTTCGATTCGAATACAACTAACATGGCTCAAGAACGAGGACTTGAAATGGTTGCCCATTCGGCGATTATTGGAGTTATTCTTTATTTTATTATGACAATGTTACTTAAGCAGCCCCAGCGGGTGGCAGAAGACAGGTCGGTTGCTATTGCTGGGGTGGTGTTAGTGTACATGGTTGTATTTGGACACGGTCTTCCGGGTGCAGTATCGCCTTCTTTTAAATAAGTTAAGTTAAATTTTGATGATGGGATGGATGAATCTTAATAAATATTTGAATTGATGTGTATGAATTCAAATTTTGTAATAGTATGTGGTAGAATGTACATAGAATTAAGTTACGGAGTGGACATGTATAAAGAATGGAAGAGTATATTACTGAGATATGTAAGAAAGAATGAGTTGCGTCGTTCAGAAAGAATAAAGAATAA